GTCGTTCGGGCTTTTGTGTTATCCCCGGATTATAGCCGTGCCGGGATCGGCGTATAGCATGGCGTGTAGGGCGGTTTGCTGCGGGCATCGGCGCAGGCCTTTCCCGGGGGGCTTTCCCCTGAGTCATTCCTGAGGGGAATCTTTACCCTGTTCGACCCGCTATGTTCACCTTTGTGTCTTGTATATGTTCTGATATTTGTCAATATGTTCATGCAAATAAACGTAAAATATCCGAATTGTCAAAATCTATGTTCCCGATAATGTCGGTACAGGGCGGATATTTTTTTCAAAAGCCTCGTTCGTTGCCTGTCATTGTCCTGTATTACTGGTGATTGCGTTTTTTGCGGCCGATTGCCGTTTTTTTTTGCCCGGGCCGAGCCTGCCCGCGGTTTTGTCCGTATCCGGATGGTGCCGCGCCCAGCCTGCGCCCGGTCGCTGCAGGATGATAGAGGGGATATTTGTGGATGCAGGGGACGGATTCCGACAAAAAAAAGGACGGACTTGTGTCCATCCTTACCGGGGTTGTGGAGAATACCAGGGTCGAACTGGTGACCTCTTGCATGCCATGCAAGCGCTCTAGCCAACTGAGCTAATCCCCCATTTGCACGGCAAAGATAATAAACATTTACGAATATCCAAAAATATATTCTGCGTTTATAACTCCGCCAGTTATTTGACACAAAGGTATTTATAAAAAATGAATTTTACAAGAGATTTAGATATTTTATAAAATAGAGATTTGATTTTTAGCCATTCTAAAGCTCTATTATTTTGACCTAAATGCGGTCATTTTCAAACTATTTTCAAACTTTTTGAAATTTGAAAATTAGGTGTAATTTTTTTTATTGTGGGCACGAATGCACACAAAAAAGGTGGGGATTATCCCCACCTGTAAAAAGGGCGCAGACGACGCTGATCTTTCGTAAGTTCCCGAAGGCTCCTATTCTATGCTTACGCGAGCCGGCATCCCGACACAATTTATTTTATGCTCACCTGCTGCCCTAATTTATAGTATTCGTGCTTTTTTATCCATGTCTTTCAGAAAATAGCAGATTGTATTTTCTGCTTTGGCGCTGACGGCCATTGCCCGTTTTTGAGCAATAGGGCCGTAAATGTAATGCCGCAAGTTGGGTGGTTGTTCTATGTATTTTGCGAAACAGAACCCGAGATTTACCGAGGCGTAAAATTCACTTGGTTTAGTCCGGGGCTTTGAAAGTACGGTACGATTTCGCTGGCCGCTAATCTTTATATACCCCCGATTAACTAATGTAGTTCTTTGCATCGTGTGAATTGGGAGTATTAAGTATTGATGCGGGGTTACGGTATCGCGCACCTGATAGATATAGATAAATCTTCTGACTATTGTTTCCAGATCGTACGGAAATCTTATCCATTCTCCACTATATTTACTTATCAGGTCTGCTACTCGCACCGGGACAACATCATCGTAAGTCCACCGTGGAGTTGCATTAAACGTCGGGGTTGTAAATGTCGATATTCTGGGATAACGTTCGGCAAGGGTGTTGTTGATCGACGGGGCCCCAACAAAATGCCATTGAGTGCCCATTATAGAGCGGTTCGGTATTTTGGCCCGCTTCTGCCGGTGCCGTGACGTGCATCGAGCAAGTCCTATGAATAGTTTAGGCATAATCCAGTTGAAATATTCCGTGCTACACATGGGCCGAAAATAGATGTCCGCATTAAGCAGTCCACCGGTTTCATTGGTGAAATGCGTACTTTTGTCTTGTCGTTTATAGATCACCCGGATAACCAAACCCGGCAATTTACCATCGTCCTCAACACTCCCGCTGCCGCTGGCTGCGGGGACGTAAAGTTTATGGGATGCCGGGTCTTTTTTTACCTCAACGGTGTAGCCGGTTGTTATCTGCGCTGCGGACACTCCGCCAATAACGGTTTCTGTGGCTGCCGGAAGTTCATACGGAGCCGGAGTGTTATCCAAATCGTTGTAGTCGCCGCTTGTGGCGACGGCGGCCAGCTCCGGCATAGTCGGATATGCCGGGATATACAGTCGATGCGTTTCGGGGTCGATCTGTACCTCAACGGTATAGTTGTCTCCTTTGGCTCCGGCGATAATGCCTCCTAATTCTGTTGCGGATGCAGGCAACAATTCTTTGGTGACGTATTCGAGGTCATTCCATGCCGTAACGCCATCGCCAAATTTGATGCGCCGCGTATCGAGCTCCAGCCCGATCTCGCCCTCTTGCAATATCGGATTGACCGAGGCCCAGCGTGCCGCAGTTCCGCGCCGCTGCTGAAACCGCGTATGAATATTGATAATTTGATTCATTGTTTCTATGCGTTACCGCCGTCCATGATGAAAGTATTGTTCGCGTCCTGTAAATAGCTGGTGAGGCGTGCAGGCGTAAAGTACAGACGGCTGCCCTCTGCTATGTCGTCGGTCGTAAGAGTTATAACGCCGACTTTCCCATTTACGGATAATACGGCGTTGGCCGGGACGGGTATGCGCTTCCAGTTTGCCAATATTTTGGGATCGTCACCCGCGAGGATAAACGCGCCTGCCGGCGCATCGCTTCGCAAGCAGATGTCACCTTTCTGTACGGTTTTGGCTAACATTTCCGCGTCGCTGGCGGCTTCTACGACATCTACAATCGCAAGCTGCGGCAATACAGACGTGTTTAGTTTGCCGGAAGCATCCAATATCGGTACCTGTCCGGCGGTGGTGCCGACATTGCGCGATGCCGCCGTACCTGCATCCCGGATTTTATAGAGGGGCAGCGATGGTACGTCGTTTTCGGTAATTGATAAAGTCGTTGCGATTGAAATATTACCGCTTCCGTCGAATGAGGCACTACCACCTACGCCGCCTGTAAGGGCGATTGTCCGGGCCGTTTTCAATTTGTCGGCCACCAGCGCTTTATCGACATATCCTGTGCTGGCTCCTGCTCCTGCTGATTTCGCATACTTATCTTGCTGCATTACCCCGAGAGTGTCGAAACTTTCGACGGTAACAATTTGCTGTAATACCTTTTCCAAATCGTCACTCCATGTCACCATATACAGCGTGGGTGGCGTAGTCATTACGTGCATGAAGATTGTTCCCGGTTCCCATTTTTTAGCATCTTCAGCAGTTGGGGGATCATCAAAAAGAATAACTTTCCCCAAAGTATTTTTAGGCAGCATTGTAAATACCTTTGTGCCATCGCCTATTTTTAGATACTGCTTGTCTGTGCAATATCCTATTTCACCTTTTATCAGTACCGGATTGGCTTTTAGCCAATTTGATTCGGTATCGTTGCGAAGAACGATCTTTGTTTTTAATGTTACGTTTGCCATAATGATAGGTTTTTATGCGTTTCCTCCGTCTATAATGTCTATTTCGTCATAGTGTTTTCCAATGACGCAGTAGGTTAAGTGTTCATCGTCCCACCGATATAGTTTGCTGGCTTGCTTATCCAGATACAGCACGTTCGGATTTCCGATGTTTGGAAAGTTGTGGTATGTTGCGAAGCTGCGCAGTCCCTCGGCTGGGATGTTGGTATTTTGTGTCCCTATCCACCAATTCCCGTCTGGGCCGATATGCGGGGTTATGCCGTTTTTTCCGTCGATGCCGATGCGGGTTACAAAATCGAAATACAGCCGATGCGAAAGCGCCGAACCGTCCGCAACCGTTAGATTGCCCTGCTGGATTGTGCAAATCAATTTCATGGTCGTATTTCGCGTGCTTTTATTAGGGGGATTGTCCGACGCTCGGCCTTGAGTACTGCATCGGTCAGCGTGTCGCGGAGTTCAATCGTCAGTACGATTTCACCCTCGTCCATATCGACCGTGGCTGAAGCTGGGACATTTATAAAGTAGTGGGCGCTGTCGCGTCGCTCGATCTTCAAATCCGCCGATGTGTCCGAACGTGCTATGATGCACACGCCGCGTCGTGTTGTCGAAAGCTGGGCCGTAATTCGGTATCGGTCGAGATTGTCAAACCATGCTGACGGGATGATCTCGGGCAACACGTCTGGTATGTCTATCTCGTCCTTTATGGCCGTGAATAGCATCCCGAAACTTGTGCCTGCGATTATCGCTTTTGTGCGCCAGCAATTCATTGTTATAGTCTTTTGCGGATGATTATGCCGATGATCGCCCCGGCCAGCAGTCCCCAGCCGATTTTTCCCGAGGTGAGCCAGAACCGCTGCCACCATGTCAGCGGCATAGGTACAGGGATTTCGATGCGTTCGCGCTCTTGGCGGTCGATTGTCTGGGTCGTTGTCGTGTCTGTAACCTCAACAGGGATATTTATCGGCTTCTCCTGCGGCTTGTTCCGTAGGTCGTGGTATAACTTACCATCGGGACGGATAAAAGCGTCAGAAACGGCGTAATCCGTTTCGAGGTGCGACGTATCGGACGGCTCGATGATCGCACTTGCCCGCTGGTCGGGGATATGCACGATGATCGGCACGTATTCGATGCGCGTGCGGATGTCTACTTTCCGATCTATACCCACACTATCGGTGCGGCAGCTCTGGATGAGTGTCCGGGGTGCCGAGCAACTTGCAAGTCCGACGATGGCAAACGAGAGGATGAATGTCGCGGTGCGCATGGGTCAGATTTTTCCGTAATATTTTACAAAGTCAAACCATCGGCGCTTATGTTGGTATTCGGGCTCGTTCTCGTGGGCGTAGGCTTCCATTTCGAACGCCGAAGCGTGGTAGGCTTCGTCGTTCCATCGGTCGCGGGCATCGCCCCGCATCATGTGATATGCGTAGGATATTGCCCACTCTCCGCCGTACAGCAGGTAGTAGGTGAAAGGCACCAGCAGGAGCCATCCTGCCGAAAGGTGCCCGCAGAACAGGTGCGCGGCTCCATGCCCGAGGCACCAGAGGACGGCTCCTAATACGCAGCACTCCCAAAACTGGCCGATGTGGATGCCCTCGTGTCGCTTGGTGCGGGCCGAGAGTTGTGCGAGTTTGGTGATGACAGTCCCGAAAAACATGCAGGTTTTGAAATTGCCGAAAAGGAGGCGCTTTGCCAGCTTGGAGTTGTAATAGACTTTCATAGTTGTAGGTTATTTGTTGTTGTGATATTCGATACAACGGACGATGGCCGCAACGTGCATATCGGCCACACGCTGACGGCCCGACCCCGAAAAGATCAGTTTGCAATCATCCTTCGTGTCCATGAAGAAATTTTCGGTTAAGACCGTCGGACAGGACGTGTGCTTGAGAATGTAGAAATTTTCCTCTTTGTCCGGGTCGCCGTCGGTCATGTCTTTGCGCATCCGCTTCTCGGGAAATGCGCGGGCGGCTTCCTCGTAAAAGATCGTCGCATAGTTGTCGGCTTCGGTCTGTCCGATGGATGTCCACGCTTCCCAGCCGGTACCGCCGCCCGCGTTCGCATGTATCGACACCAGCAGACAGTCGCTTGGGCCGACTGCCCGCGCGATCTTGTTCACTCGCCGCACCCGCTCGGCCAATGATATGTCGCAGATCTCGGACACGATTAATTCGCAGTCCACGCCTCGGGCCGTCAGTACTGCATATACCCGCCGGCCAATATCCCGGTTAAATTCGTATTCGTAGAGTTGTGAGCCGTCCGGCCATACCGGAGAACGTTTGCCGGGCGTTTCTTTCCCGTGGCCGTTGTCAATCAGTATTTTCATTTTTCGTAAGGTTTAGTAACGTGTTGAGTTGATCGCGCCGCGTTTTGTCTTTGTCGGCGCTGCTTTTGACCTCGTTGTATTTCAGTAACAGGCTGGTGATCTCTTTCGGGTCGCGGGCATTGGCGAGCAGTTCGACAAGGGTTGTCATTTTCACCGCTGCCGACCGTATGGCCGTGAGATTCTCCCGCACGGATTTGTATTCTGTGTAAACCACGCCGACCCCGGCCAGCCCGGAAGCGTATGGTAGTGAGTAGATGCCGAATAGAATCGCCAACAGATCAAAGAGCATCAGCATCCCGGTAACTTTTCCGTAGTCGCCGAATTTTGCGAACGACCGCCGGAACCCGTGGCTGTCCCTCGGGATTTTGAGTACATGTGCTTTGCGGATGCCGGTGGAAAAGTCGATGATAACCGCAGCGATCATCACGAACCATACGACGACCTCCAGCAAGATCGCCCGGTGGAAAGCGTGTCCCTCGATGCCGGTCAGTTCGGCGAGATATTGTAATATTTCGTATTGTTCCATATTGTTAAATTGTTCCTGCGTCGATGTTGATGTCGTAATCTTTAGGCGGGCACTCGTCTGGGTCGGTCGTTACCCGGAACGACTGACGCAGCGCCGGGCGGTAGAATCGGAATAGATAGGTCGATAGCGTGTTTACGGCTACTGCGAGTTTTTGCAGGTAGGCTGTCCATAGGTCGTTGGCATGAACAGATAAATACCACTCGGAAACGATCATACAGCGTAATATGTCGGTGGCGCTTTGATCTACCGCATCCAGTTCTGCTTGCCCGTATAGTTCCTCTCCGTCCGGGCTCAACCTGGCTGAAAAGGTTAAACCGCAGGTGTCGCTATCAACCTCAACCGGCATACTGTCCGGGACGATACGGCGAAAGTGCTGTAACAGCGAGTTTACGGCCTGCGCGATGTGTTCGTCGAAAAAGGGCCTTTCGTCGTCGGTCATAGCGTACTGGTCGAATAGGGGTTGCCCCTTATCATCGGCCAGCGTGCGGGCATTGTAGGCTGTTTCCATGCATATTGCTTGGAACAGGTCAGCTTTGGCCCATGACAACCGAATAATCTTGTTCTCCCGTGTAATCATAGCATCCGATAAGGCCGCTCCGTGTGTGTGCCGATAGTCTTACTCCGCAAATCCGAAAGGGCGTTTTCAAAAAGAACCTGATAATATTGGAATAGAGGTGCATCCTTACCGCCATACCACCACGCGAGCATCCCGTATTTCAGCGCGTCTTTTATGCGGATGGCGGCCCCCTCTGGGGTTATGTCGTTAATGTCATGCAGGCGATATAACAGCAGGTCGGGGACGAACAGCAATCGTTCGACGTTATTACTGATCTGTGCCCGGAGAGCTTCGGCCATGCTTTGTAAATTGGCCATGAACGCATCGAGCAGGGAGAGTTCGAGCGTATGTGTCGCAGCCATACTCTGCCCGGCTTCCGTCGTGCGGTTGCGGTAGTCCAGTAATGTCTGATCGACGCACTCGTTAAAAAGTGCCCGGCAATCTATTTTCACGTCGAAATTCATAGCAGCGATAATATTTCCGATGCGCGTTTATCTGCGGCCTGTGCTCCGGCTGGTTCGTTGGAAACACCCAGTACCAGCGCGGCGAGCGTCCATGCGGTCACGTCGATCAGTTTTTCGGGATAGGCGTCGTTGATTCCCTTGTAAGGGATGTACTCGCCTTCGGCCATGTGGTGATCGGTGCCCGTAATACTGGAATAGCGCAGTTTGGTGCCGCCATGCGTAAGTAAGGCGACAGGCTTTGCCATACCGCCTCGCGTAACGGGGTGATACTGATAGGTCGCTGCCGGGTGATCTTCCGGCAGAGCGACTAATACGGGCCGTTGCCAGCCGTCCATACGCAACCGGGCGAGGCGTAAGAAATCAGCGGGCAGATCAATTTCGCCGCTCCCGTCGGGGTCGGGCCTCAACGGACATTCCGCAAGACTTTTTACCGATGAAATAGTGTGCAACGGGGCCGCGAGCAAAACACGCCTGCCCGCTTCGTCAATGAAATCAGCAAGCGGGAAATTCGGGCTGTTAGCTGCGTTATCTTCGGGATAAATCTCGTCGATACACCGAAGCGCCTGCGCTATGATCTGCTCGCGCTTCATCACCAGTTAACAAAAAGAATGTTGCGTTTGGCCGCTTCGATCTTGATGTCGTCTTTCTTCATACCTGCGGGCACCACATAGTCGAGGTTCGCCTGTAACCATGCCCGCGCTGCCGCTACTGACGTTACCGTTTCCTCGCGTGTGGCCGTGGCCGGGTCGGACAGCAGCGTTTCCAGATCGGTCGCCGGGTTGTCGGGTGCTGTTCCCTCGATAGGGGCGGTTGTGGTGGTGGCTTTTTCCCAGAATGTCACCTGATAGGCAGGATGCTCATGCAGCGCGTCGATGATGGCCGGGTCGGATGTGGTGTAGGTACTTTCTCCGACCCCGCCGAAATATACCTCGGGCTCGAAGCGTACCGCTTCCAGCCGTCCGTCAGCACAGCGGACGGACGTGCGGTATTTCTTGTGGTTGAGAACGAAAAATGTTGCCATGTGTCGTGGGTTTTATGACGGGAACAGTTGCCTGCTCCCGTCGTTGTGAGTAGCTTATTTCACCGTGAGCAGCGCGTGTGCGTCGGGGTTCGTCACGGCGAGGGTGTGGCTCTCGTCGATACGAACATCGCTTGAGCGGGACAGACCCGTTTTGTCGCGTTCGAGCTCCGTGGCTTCCAGCGGTTTCTGTATGGCCCGGTAGACGTTTGCCGGGTCGATCACGATGGCGGCTTTCGAATAGCCGTATTCGTTCAGCAGGTCATGCGGTTTCATCAGCAATTCGCCGTCCGGGGTGCTGATGCGGTGGAACGTGATGCCGAAAACGACCTCGGTGCTGCCCGCCTCTAACTGTTTCTGAACCGTCGAGGCCCCGGCCATCTGTCGCCCGAAATCTTTTCCGTAGAACATGATGCGCCGCTCGCTGCCGTTGTTGCCGCAGAATACGTCGCTACACCAGCCATACAACAGGTCGTTGCTGATCTTGCTCTCGGCTCCCATGTCGAGGTGCTTCTCAATCTTGCGCACGAGGCCGTCGCTCATGTACTTTACTTTCCGGGTCACGGGGTCTACAAACCGCTCTTTCACCCCGAAAAGCGCATCGGCCTCGTTGGTCATGCGGAAATCCAACAGGGCTTGTTCGCGCATATCGAGGATGCCGAAATTCACGTCTTTTTCCGAAAGTTTCTGGTAGAGCCCCTCGCTCACAGTCGTCATGTGAATCTGACAGTAGTTGCTATCCGAGTAGGGCATCTGACTGGGGTCCTCTGACATACCGGCGTTCTCGTGCTTTGCCACGCCCAGCCGATAGATCGGAGTATCGACGGGCAGCGCGGGTAGTACTGCCGCGTTGATCGGGTAGATCGTGATTTTGTCCTGCGCGATAGAATCCGTGGCGACGATGTGACAGATCAGCGGATTGAGCGAGAATCCACCCGAGGCTACCGGCGTGGCGACCTTTGTGGTGTTGTCCACGTTCATCGTGGGGAACAAGACATTGCCGTCCTGCGAAAAGATGTGCGCGTTGATTACGTTGATTTGCTTTGCCCCGCTCTCGCTTCCGGCGGTCACGGTGTAGGCTGTTTTTACTTTGCTTTGCACGCCTCGGCCCCGGACGCTGTAATACTGATATTCGAACGAACTGCACGGGACGTTTTCGAGTTCCCGCAACAGCGTGTCCATCGGGAACAGCGAGGGATTGATCTTTGTGATCTTCTTTGAAATTGTCGGGCGGTTGATGTCCTGATCGTCCACCGTTCCGTCAGCTTTCGCCGGCTTAGTCGTGGTGACGGTGCCGCGCATGGTTTCACCGGCGGTCGCTGCTGCGCCGCTCACGGCCATCAGCGTCGTGCCGAGGTCATCGGGAGAGAAGAACGCGAGCAATTCACGAAACAGGTAAACAGAAACGACGCATCCGCAGATCGCCAGAACGCCGTACAGGAATTTGTTAATTTTCATAATAGTTTGAATTTTGGTTAGAACTTACGTTTGTTACGGCGCTCGATCACCTCGTCGAACATATCTTTGGGCGCTTCGGCTTTTTCTGATGTTTCGACGCTTCCGCCGTCGGCAGGCAGGCCGTCGGTTTTTTTCGCCTGCTTCCGTTTTGCCTCGATTTGCTCGTTGCGCCCCTCAACTTTACCCGTTTCCAGCGCGTCGGCCACGGCTGCGTCATAAACCCAACCCTGATAGAGTTTGATAAGGATTCCCTTATTCACCTTGCCGTCGAGCAGGTTTGCAAGAATCTCGTTATCGACCCATTCGACGAACTGTTTTTGTTCGTCCTCGTCGAGCCCATGTTCGGCGAAGAACGCATCTACGTCGGTTTTGCTTTGGGCGATATTCTTGTCGCGGGCTTCGGTGCGGGCTTTCATGTCCGCGAGGCGCTGGCTGCGCTCGGTTGCTGCCTTTTTGTATGCGTCATAATCGGGCTCACCTTCTGGAACGGCCAATTCCGACGGATCGAACTGTCGGGCAATAGCAACCTGCACCGGCACACCGTTCGCCACGTCCTCGATGATCTGCGCGAACTCGGGGTATGCCTGTACTACCTCCATGATCGTTTTGTTGGCCGCCTCGTGTCCGGCGATTTTCTTGTCGCTCTCTGCGAGGTAGTCGTAAAGGGTGTTTTCGTAGTCATCCTCGTCGGCGAACTGCCGGTCGGGGAATTTTGCAGTCATATACTCCCGAACACGCGATACGCGGGGAGCTTCCGCCTGCTGCTGATTTGTGTTTTCCTCTCGCATTTTTTCACATTGATTTTGTGTGTGATAGATTCCGATGTAAAAGTATCTTATTTGTTAATTTTCAAGATGTTATAATTATTAGTAAACTTGCGATAGTCGCACAAAATGTATCACTATGAGCAGGAAAACGAGGGTACGGGACGAGGTGCCCGAGAAGATTTTAAAGAGGCACAATGAGATACGCCGCCGCTATGAAGAAATGCTTGCGCGGGAACGCGCCGAGAATCCCGAACGGCTGAAATACTTATCAAAGACATATTTTGTCGAAATGCTCTGCAAAGACCCTGTAATCGGATTGAGCCCGAACTATGTACGGCGTATCATCAATGGGCGAATTTGATATACCGTCGCTGCTTACCCAGAACGAGGAGCATAAGTCCCGTTTGTTTGCGCCCTACAATCCGCTTACAGGTGAGGGATCGCCCATCGAACGTGTCCGGCTTTATTTCTCGTCGGAATCCTATGTACTGATACCGACATACATGGCCCAGACCCCGACGGTTGCTGCAATCATCGACGCCGGGGGTGTCGAACAATACGCTGCACGCGAGGGCATCGTTGCCGAGGTCATGTGTGGCGTCGTGCATCGGCTCCGGGCTGTGTATGATTTTGAGTTTTGGTGTATCTCCTGCGTTAAAATCTTCGACAAGACCACGGGCCGCCTCGTTCCGTTCAAACTCCGCCGGGCCCAACTCAAGCTGGCGCATATTCTCCTTACTGATTTATTCGCGGGGAAACCTGTCCGGGTCGTGCTGGTTAAGGCGCGACAATGGGGAGGTTCCACCGTTACGCAGATGCTTATGGCGTGGGTGCAGATATTCCACCGTTCGGGGTGGAATAGCGTAATCGTGTCTGATGTGGAAGAACAATCCCGAACGATTCGCTCTATGTACTCGCGCATGGCCCTGCGGCATCCGGTAGAAATATGCCCGGTACGGTTTTGCAATTTTGAGGGTTCGAGCAAGAATAAAATGCTGGTGGATCGGGATTGTGTTGTTTCGATAGGTTCCATGCAGAAGCCCGACAGTTTGCGAGCAGGGGATATAAAAATGGCCCATCTTTCAGAGGTGGGCCTATGGAAGCGGACAAAAGAGAAAAGCCCCGAGGATGTGATACAGACTATCCTCGGGTCGGTGCCACGGGAACCGTTTACCGTCGTGGTTCTGGAATCGACGGCAAAGGGTATCGGCAATTTCTTTCATGATACATGGTGCGATGCGGTAGACGGGAAATCGGCCTATACACCGCTATTCGTACCGTGGTTTGAAATTGATATTTACTATAAACCGTTCATCAATGAGAAGCAGAAGATCGAGTTTATACAGTCCATGACGCGCGACGAACTAACCCGATTCTATGCGGGGGCCACGTTGGAGGGACTTAACTGGTATCGAGAGAAGCGACGCGAGTATTCGACCGATTGGCAGATGTGCAGCGAGTTTCCCTCAACCGCCGATGAAGCGTTCCAAACTACCGGACGCCCGGCGCATGACCCGCTGTATGTCCGCCAGCAGCGGCCCTTTGTCCGGGAACCGTTGTATGTTGGGGAACTGCTCGCCGATGCTACCTACGGGCCCGAAGCTTTGCAAAATTTACATTTTGTGCCAACGGTCACCGGAGATTTTCACCTTTGGAAGCTGCCCGATACCTCGCGGCGTATAGCAAACCGCTATGCGGTGGCGCTCGACATTGGCGGGCGCAGTCCCAATGCCGACTGGAGTGTTATTTCGGTGCTCGACCGTATCGCTATGATGGACGGGGGTGTGGAAGAATGTATCGCTACCTACCGATTCCATCTCGACCAAGACCTAACCGTATGGCGGGCCGTGCAGGTCGCGGAGTGGTACTGTCATGCGCTGCTGGCCGTCGAAGCGAATAGCCTCAACCCCAAAGGGCAAGAGGGCGACCATACGCTGACAATCCTCGACACGATTAAAGAGCATTACGATAACCTGTTCTCTCGCTCTGACCCTACGCGCATCCGAGAGGGCCAGCCGGTGAAATATGGTTTTCACACCAACGCGGCCAGCAAGACCGATCTTGTAACCCAAATGACAAAGCGGCTACGCGAAATTCTCTACATTGAGCGGGATAAACGGGCGTTGGATGAGATTGGCTGGTACGAGCTCAAGCCCGACGGTAGTTATGGTGCCGTCGATGGGAAGCATGACGATATTTATATGAGCCGGGGCATTGTACTCAAAGTTTCACAACTTATGGATTTACCCGTGGAGATTCGGCAGAGCATCAAGCCACCGCCCGGTAACGTCATATTGTCGGAAGCATCCATGTAAAAACCCGACAGACTGACTGCCGGGGTTTTCGTTGTGGGACTATGGTTTTCTATTCTTGTTTTAGCCGGTTAATCTCGGCTTGTAATTTATTTATATATTCGGGATATTTTTTGAATGTAAATAACCGAATATTTCTGATTATTATGGCCTTGCTGCGGAGTTGTAGCCACATGTCGAGGATGGCGAGAAATTGACGGTAGAGTAAACCTGCATCGGCTGTTGTCCGTACTTTTATATTTTGTTTGAACGCATGGGCAAAGACATAAGCCCCCGCATATTTCTCGTCTGCATACTCGCTGGGCCGTTCTATAAAATCCATCGTGTCGAATAGAGATGCGGCATCACTCGGCGCGTTATGCCATAATTCCAAATGTTCAAGTGGAAATTTATCCGTGTTCATGGCATAGATCGGGTAAGTTTCCGCCCACCATATATTATGGCCTAAACCCTGTAAACTACTGCTATCCCACCGGGTAAAGCGATACATTTTCAGGCTGTTTTCAGGTGTGCCCGTTTGATCGGTAAGTACATATAGCCAAAAATTATTTTTGCCGTCAAACATTATTTGACCGTTGAAATAACGTTTTCGGTTAAAGAAAAAGTAGATAATATGCGAGGTTACAGGTTTCGCGGATTGGAAAGCGCTCATTTGGCCGAATTTATACTCAACAATATTACGGGCGTTTAATCTAAAGTCCCAAACCCAAAACCCTATCTTTTGTGTGTAGTCATTCTCTAACGCCCAATTCTTGTTTTCGTTTTCGCGGCTATATTCCTTTTCAACGCGCCAGTAGCCGGACGGCAAGTTGTCACACGAAACCTCATCGCTCTGTTTTTGTATGATATGTAGTTTTCCATCAGGTAAACGATCAAATTGCAGCTTGCCTACTGATTCCCCATTTCCCCAAATAATTTCCAAGTGCTGGTCGGTTAGTTTGGCAACGTAGTAGCGCCTTTCTCCGATCTGTAAATATCTTGTCTTGCGGTCGAATGAATAGGTTTGGATGCTGTTGTCGTATTGCGTGGCTATTTCCACGGTGTTATTCTTTGAAAATAGGTATTCTTCATGTCCGCCCAGCCAAATGTCGGCATCTTCCCAGAATCCATTTCTGTAAGAACTGAGAATATGATATGTCCATGCTCCGGCGAGTGTGCCGGTCATAGGTGGCTGCTTTAGTCCCATAAGCCGGTAGGGGTCAGCGGTCGGCAGAATATTGTGGATTTGCATGGCGAGGGGCCATGTTATCGTTGTTTGCTGATCTCTGATCTGAAATAGTTTTTGTCGTTCTTCTAAACCGATTCTCGCCCCGAAAGCAAGTACTTGCTGCCTTGCTTGGGGGGATTTCGTTTCGCTTTTTTGAATGATTTCAAAGAGGTATTCCCATTGTTTGGTTGTAGTTTTGGTCATAGTCGTATCATTTATTTGGTAGTAAAAGGTTGTGTAATGTTCGGGTTATTTGCTCGTCGATATTATGTGTATATGCTGCACCGCTTCTCCCTAAATAGAGGTTTAAGATTGTCCGACGAGTTTCTGCGCCATGCTCACGGTGTATTTTGTTCCCCCGTTCTGCACTCCGTCGTAATAGCAGATCAGCGCCGAAGACTGCGCCAACAGCACATCATTACGCCGAAGAAATTCGGATTTATAGGGCTTCTCGCCGATGGCATAGTAGTAATTGGCGCAAAGTTTTACAGATTTGTACCGCGCCTTATACATTGCGCTACCGCTGTTCCCGTGTGTGGCGAATGGTACGATGCACGCGAGGTGTAGATCTCGAAGCTCCTTTTGTAACGATAACACCGCTTCACCCGCCAGCAGGTCGAAACCGTCGGCCATGCCGGTTAGGTAGGTGTTGTAACCTCCGCTGTGAAAGTATCTGATAGCGTACCTCAACCGCTCGAATAATACGTGTTGAATCTCTGAAAGGTCATAGTCCGGTGCCGATGCTATAAGTTTTTCTGGCCGGAATCCCGAAAAAGCAACGGTACGGGCTGTGTCAAACGGATAATCTATTTCCATAATGTGGTGATCGGCTATTCAGGCCGACCGTCCAACCGAGGCAAAAAGTACACCAATGGCCAGCGGCGGCATACGGGAGAGTGAAGAAAGACGGGAGCCCCAAATATATAGTGTACGGAAAAATCCTCACCTCGTCAAGCCAATGACATTTTTTTTGGAGGCTCCCGCTTTCTGGAATCAAAAGAACGGGGGATAGGTTGACAGTGATCTATTTGACAACGTAATGCTGCTATGGTGGATGATCTCCTATCCCCCGGTATGCTTGGGCCGGGAGCTTGCGAGTGGCGCTCCCAATTTTCCCGGCCCTGTCTTGCTGTTATACTTGGTTTGGTCGTTAAGGAAAGTTTCGGTTCATGATTAGCAGTACCAGATATAATGCAAAACGTATTTTTCAAAAAAGAACGGGCAGGCGAGTGACTATGAAGAATTTTGAACAATAGTGACGCCTCATTTTGAACCAAAACTCTTGACCTGCCCGTTGGCTGCGCTGAAGAATTGCGCAACTCGCTGGAAAACTTAAAACTATTTATTATGAAAAGACCCACTTTGGAAAGTGGCTGGTTAAAAAAGCAACCCCGGACATTGTTTCGCCTCATAGATGCCCTGTTACGCCTTAGTACAGGGATGTTTTGCCGTGGGTTGCTTGTGGGGGTTGTGATAGTATAAGAGCAGTCCCGGTCTGTTGCGGTTGTGGGCCCGGAACTGTTCGTTTGCAAGAAAGGAGTAGCCGATTGCCTATTATGCGCCCTAACGCATAGGCCGACTACTCCGTGCGGCATAATTGGGTAGTTAGGATTTACCTTGCCGCATGAAAAAACAGGGGCCCCCGAATCATGGTGACTATGAAGATTTGGGAAAAGTGACGCATCAACGTCAGACGGAGTGCCCCTGTACGGGTTGTTGTTCGCAAAAGAGGGGGCAGCTTCTATGCTATGAAAGACCTCATTCATTAATTTGTTACCCCTTATTGTACCTGCCCCCTTTGGTGAACTATTGCGAACGCTCGGGCCCGTCGATACTCCGCACGCCTCAACCGCTCCCGAATTACGAGGAATGCAGATAAAATTGTTTGAGTATGATCGTAACCGAAGCATCTTTGTTTATTCCAGAGAAATCTAATTTTTCAATTTCGTTAAAATAGGGGCGCAGGGTGGGAGAAGAAAATAGTGACGCATTCACACAGATTATTCCCTGCGCCCCTTACCTGCGGTTATGCCGTAGGGTGGTAACTTGTTTTATAGGTATTGGGAGATATTTGGAGTTTTGAATATTGGTACGGCAACAAGCGCCGTGCATGACAGGGCCACCGGAAGATCATAAGGGGTGTGGTTGCAGGACAGTCGAAACCGGGGCGGGGTGCAACGGCCTCGGCCGCCCCGTAAAAAACCATCCCCCTCTGCAAAGCAGAAGAACCAACGATGGATGAACCCGCGCGGTGGTATATTTCAGACATGATGAAATCCGCCGACCCGAGCGGGCCGCCGGAACGTGATATGTTCTGCTGGATGTTGGTAGACCGTGACATAAGTTTGGGGTTTGGTAGTATTGACCCGGCCCGGAAAAAAGAGGACGCAGGTACTATCTTCGAACGCCCGGCCTCACATGCCTACTTGTCAAAAACAGCCCTTGCGCCCACGGTATACCATAGTGATATGGTAAAACCGAGGAACACAAGCCTGCTTCTCTGACAAGTATTCGAGGTGTGAGTTCGGCGTTCAGATCAGCGGGATTGTCCCTAATATGTCACGGCAAAGCCGTATTTTTGTGCGAATATAACATAACTTTTTCGGTTTTAGTTATGCAACCCGCATAAAAAGGGCGTGGGATTGTGCCAAGTACTCCACAGAAGGCCCGCTAAAGCCCGTTCGAAAATACAAGACACAAGAGCCCACGCCGGTAGCGTGTGGTGTCCACAAAGTTTGTTCCCCGCGCCGCCGGTCGTAGACCCGGCGATCCGTGGGAGCGTCTATGTGTCTTTGCTCCGAACAATGAAAATTTAGCGGTTTTCTGTGGAACAAAGCAACAATTCGCCCTTTCCGCGAATCGTTATCCAAAAGTAGTATAAAAATTCTATCCGGGCAACAACGCGCAGGTGTTTTTTATCTCTTATTGCGTCTTTTTACCATCTTTTAAACTAAACAAAACACTATCAAGCACGATGTATATACATTGTGCTTAAAACTTGCTCCATTGTTATATTTCAGACTTTTAAGCCTTTCTGGTTCCCATTATCTGGGATGCCACCAAGTCTGTGAATTGGCAATATTTTTGAAACATTATTATATGTTTCGCAACAATTTCCAATCAAATTTAATAGGCGAATATAGAATAAAAAATTAAGAATGAAATAATAAAAACTTATTGAATTTCAAACTGTTAACCGATTGTGAACATTTCGTCTTTTTTGAGACGAAATAAACTTTAAACAATAGATCAAATTTCCTGTTCTTTGTAACATGATAAAAAGGCAACGGAATGAAAAACTTATTAAAGCAGCAGGTCTGCGGCTTCGTCAGTTACGAGAAGCACGAGATTTGTCGCAAGAAAAGGTTTTGTTTCTGAATAACATTCATGTGTCGAAAATAGAAAACGGATATAAAGACATAACAATCGGCACATTGGTTGAATTATGCTATATTTATAAAATCACTTTACGAGAATTTTTTGAAGGGTTGAAATATGATAAATCTTGAACGAAATGATGAAGCTCTGCAAAAAATAGCCGCCAAGTTAAGGTTATTACGACGTAAGGCCGGTTTGTTGCAAAAAACAGTTTCAAAGGAAACCGGTTTGAATATGGGGCATATTGAGGGTGCCAAACAGAATATTACACTTACTACTCTTGAACGGCTTTGTAGTTATTACGATCTTACGCTCGACGAATTTTTTAAAGATATAGACATTTAAAAAGGCTATCCGGTAGGATAGCCTTTTCCATTATTTCAGTACCTTGTTTGCCGGGCCCGTTTCTAAAACCTCCATCTGCCGCATGGCGATCTGGTTCAGCAGCAACAGCCGTTCCCGCTGGGGCCGGTTCTCGGAAATAAAGACCGAATTAAGATTCTCCATGTTGGATAGGCAGATCAGTTCGTTGATCGAGGCATAGTCGCGGATGTTCCCTTTCTTGCCGGGGTTCGTGTCCCGCCATTCCCGCGCGGTCATGCCGAACATGGCCACATTGAGAACGTCGGCCTCGTCCGCATAGATTCGGCTGGCCTGCGCTGGCGTGAGTTCTTTCGGGATTAGGTTCTGTTGCACCGCGTCGGTATGGATGCGGTAGTTTACCTTGGTAAGCTCCCGTTTGGCCGACCAGCCTAACAGGGCTTGTTCTTGTTCTTTTAATCGCTGAAATTCCCGGATTAAATATAACTTGAATTGTGGTGATACCCACGATGCAAACTCAAATGCAATATCTTGATGTGCATATGTGCCGCCGTATCTGCCGGCTTTGGCTATGATGCCTTTAGACCGCGTGCGTTCAGTCCATTGTTTCACCGAGAGGATAAAGCGGTTTAGTCCGGCTTCATTTTTAATTCCCTCGAATTCGGGGGAATTAAAATCGGGGTTATAGATTTCTTCCCAGATGCCGAGAAACTCGATTGTGTTTTTGTTCCGCAACCATTTTTCGATCAATGCAAGGCCGTTTTCGATGGGTCTTACCATGTCGGTCATGGATATATAATCTTTCTCGTCAAACGATAAGATTGTTATTTCTGTTCCTTTTACATTGATCTTTGCCATTGGGTTGGGATTAGATGGGTTTCTTCATTCATGTTGCAATTTCTATAAATCATCCATAGCAGCATCTTCAAACGCTTCTGAATTTAATTTATCTGAATACCATAATTTAACCCTACACCCAACTAATAGGCCGTCATTCTCAATAGATAATGCGATGGAGCCTTTTTCTACCTTAAAGACTGAATAGTATTTACAATGATTATCTTTAACTTCGTCCAGTTTGTGATTATCATCATTGATGTTTTTGTAGATGGGTGTATTTACAAATTTTTCAACACTTTCTTCCGGTTCCCCATATTTTTTGGATAGCATTGATTTTAATTTATTGTAGTCGTAGTTTAGTCCAGTCCAAGTATCTTGTGTTGGGAAAAGTACTACAATTTCATGGACAAGATTATGTTTTTTTAGTGTCTTTACTCCGATTATGCAATCACGATAACCTGCAAACTCTCCACTTAATAAAGCTATTCCATCTTCGGTTCCCATATGGCTAAAACCGGCTTGTTTCATATTGGCAACATACTCGTTAAGTGCCCCATCTATAGGAACTCCTTTGAATGATAAATGCTCTGATTTAGTTTGAGCTGACGAAATAATGAAGATGGTCGTAAAAAGTAGTGAGAATATTAATTTCTTCATAGCTGATGGTTTTTTAATTTCTATACCTTTATTTTTATAAATTATGATAACGCAATCTTTTTCACAAAGATAACAGAAAAATGAAACAATGTTCCAGTTTCAACTGGTGATTTGTGTATCTGCTTTCTATTGATTGAAATAAAAAGTTCCGATATTTGTTAGGGCATATTAGAATTGGTATTATTCTGCGTTCATATACTGTTGTATCATGTCCATTGCTTTCGGGTCGGCGTTCTGCTGGGCTGCCTGTTGTAGCATTTGTAGTCGGTCGGGGTCGATCTGCCCGGCGGCGGCCTGTTCGCTGAACGTTTTTAACTCGGCTTGTATCTTCTCCGCTCCCGGAATAGAGCAGTTATTTAGGAATATTTCGAGGGGGATGCGCCCGCTCTCCAATAGCTTCATCAGTAGATCGTCCGTCAGTTGCCGGAACACCGGCGTATCGGTCGATTTGGATGTCGTCAGGTTAAAATCCACGATCTTCCGGGCCATTTCGGGCTCGTAGTATTTCGCCAGTTCGCTGACCGATTTACCGTTAATATCTACATAGCGGCGTGTCGTGTAAAACTGCATCAGCACCTTGAGTAACTTTTCGTCGCGCTCTTCGCAGAACATATTGTAGTTCTCAAAGAGCACCACGAAATTCTGCGCGGAGTACTGCGCCTGTTGTGCATAGAGGCTTGACGGAGTGTTAGCGTGAGGTGCTTGCCCCTGTATCGCTCCGTTTAGACCGCTGATCTGCTGCATGATCGTCATTTCGGTATTGAACAGTTCCCACGCGCCAATATTCGTGCTGTTCGTGGCGATCTGCTTCGGCAGCTTATCCCCGGCTCCCTTTTTCAGTAGGATAACGCCGTTTACCTTTACATATTCGCGGGCAAAATCCTTGATGTCCATGTCGTCGGGAATACATTCCTGTGGCACCATAAGCAGGCCCTTTGCCGACGAGCCGATAATGAAATCCAGCAGGGTCAGCAGACGGTTGATGTATCGTTGAATATCGACAATATCCGACATGACGGCTTTAAACTGGCCGTCGATGATCGGCATGGCCGCGAGGACGTAGGGATGTTCCTCATGCGTGTAGGGCGTTTCCATTTCTTTGATACAGTGTCCATTCGGGGTAAGGTATTTCACACGCCAGTAGTATTCGTATTGCTCCTGCGCATAGACTAGCTTCACCGCTTCGGGAGCTATCCCTACCGCCGTGCCCTGTTCGAGCCGTTGGTTGTTGATCGCTTCGACCTCTTGCATGGTAAGGTCGGTGTAGACTTCCTCGGTGCCGTCTGCGTAGTCGTGGACGTAAAGCACCCAGCGTCCGACCCGTTCCCAGACCTCAATCACACGGTATTTTCCGAGGTCGTTGCAGAAAAGGAAATTTAGGTTTTGGAGCCGATCGGCGGTTTGCATGTAGATACTTTCCAGCTTTGCGGGGTCGTGGCAAACGCCGTAAATTTCGCGTAATGCCTGCACGTCTTCGCGGTTTATTGCGAAATTGCGTACCAGATCGTCGAACGTATAGTCGTGAATCTCGCCGATACGCCGGATGTCGGTTAGCCGGGGGTCTTCGATGTCTTTATTGAAGAAAAGGCGGTTGATGTTCACGAGGTCGATTTTTCCGTCGGTTCGGTTCTTGGTACTCCAATAGTCAAAGCGCACTTTTGCGCAAGCCAACCCCGTCAGACATAATTCCTCAACAACATTGATGTCGAGTTTTCGTACTTTGTTTAGCTGGTGACACGACTGCAACGCATTCGTAAGCATTTCGCCCAGCGGTTGATCGTCTTTGCTTCGGGCATATACGACGGTCTGTGTCGGGGATGAAAGAAGCTGCCCGTGGATGTTTCGGATGTACTGCTGTAAATAGTTGTGTTTGAGCGGAATTTTGCCGCTGCGGGAAATAAGGGCATCTTCGCGTATCATCTTGCCGGGGTTCTCCGGGTCGGGCACCTTGTCGCACCATTGGTCGCCGTTCTTGTAGCGCAGGTTCCGGGCGTGCTCTTTGCGCAGGTAGAGCATAGCATCCCAATCTTGCGCACAACGCCACAACAGCGAAAGGTTTTCGTTCGAATACCGCAGTCCGCTGCGCTCCTGCTCGCGGTGTGTCTGCGCGATGCCTTTGCTGGCTTGGGCCAATAGCTTCAGCTTTTTGGTGTCAATATTCTGTAACATTTTTGTCCTCGTTGAGAGTTTTTACCATCGTTTCGTTCAGTTCTTCCCGGAGCCGGTCGTATTCCGGTGTGTTGGGGCGGGTGTCAGATAGGATTTTCCGTAGCTTGTTCACGGCGGTTTGGTGGGCTTTAAAAATCGTAATCCGTTGCAGGTTCCGCTGCACCTCGGGGTCTTGGCGGTCGAGCGCCGGGCCGAGCCGTTTGTACTTGGCCTCGATGTTGGTTAAACGGTCTTTGAGATTGTAATAGCTGCCTGCCGTGTTCTCGGGCCGGGCGGTGCCATAGAATCTGTTTAATATAGGTATATCTCGGCTACTGATTTCCTCGCCGGGGGTCAGTATGGCCTGTGTCGTATGCACCATGTCTTTGGCAAACTTACCCATGCCGCCGCCGTAGTAGGTTAAGATGTGTTCAACGTGGCTGGGATTCCACTCGAAAATGCCCCGCAATAACGGGTCTATCTCGCCATTTTTGCGCTGGCCAGCCGGTGTATTCTCGTCGCCACCGCCTAATCGGTTGATGCCCCGGCAGAGGTAGTATATGGCCTTATTCACGTTTTTAAGCCCCATTTCGGATAGTGGGTAGTTGTTGGTTGTGCCATAGGAGCGACGACCGACCGGATAACCGAAAGCATCTTCACCGGCATACCAGATGTCATACCACGGGGTTAGGGCCGTAGGTATCAGCACGCGGGTTGCATCTCCTTTGGGGGACGGTGAAGCCACGGGTGAGAAATCCTCGTACAGCAGCGTCAGCATTGTCCGGGCAGCATCTTCGGCCCCAACTTTGCCCCGGTAGAGGTCATGCAGCAGCGAGCCTATGCCATAAAATGCCCGGAACCCCTGCGGGAGTGGAATTTTCAAAAAACCGTTCTTTCCCATGTACGGGATTATAAGGTGGTTCCGCTTCTCGTATTCCGAAACGACCAGATCGCGGCCAGCGTCGCCGGAACCCGCCAAAAAGAAATCGAGTAGCAGGCTGTCGAGGAACCCGGCAGCGGCCAATGAAGCAATGACTTTCGCAAATCGCTTACGGTTTTTAAACGCTACGCGGGCAATCTGGGCGGCTCCTTGTACTGATGCGTTAAAAAAGACGTAGAACATACCCAGCGGACGTGTCGCCGTTCCGCGCCGGTTGAAATTCACCGTTACGTTCTTCGCCTCGTCAATAGCTACCAGTAGCGATTTGCCTTGATCGAGCGATGCGAGGAATGTAGCGAAACGCGAGGTGTTCTCGGCGACTTTCGACGCATTTTCCAACCCCGTAGCTATCGCTTTCGCACCGCTTTTCTGCGCTGCATAGGAGAGCCAGATGCCGGGGCGTTCGCTCCGCTGTGCGGCTTTCGCTAATTCTGCGACGCGGCCCGTGCGGAACGCTACATAGCGTTTGATTTCTTTTTCGGCCTCGGCAACGTCTTTGCTGTGAACAAAACCGGTTTCTCCGCCGTTATCCCGGAAATACTCGTAGAGTGCATCCATCACACGCTCGGGCCCGTATTGCTCGATCAACATTTTGCGGTCGGCGGTATTGAGTATGTCGAGCCGTCCGAGTTCTGCCACCGTCAGCGGTGCGGATTTGCCGCGCACGTTCCGCGTGATCGTCGCCATGCTCGGAGGAATGTTGCGCATGAATCCGCGCAGGTCGCCGCCGGGGTCGATGCCATGTATCAGCGCGGCGTGTTGCACGTCACGCAGGAAGTTAGCTGCTACGAACGCCGGATTTCGTGACGTGAACGCCTGTGCCAGCCAGCGTGTCGCGTTGCCCACGGTATCGTCCAGCCATTTAGGGATAGTCAGTCGGTTGTACTGGTTGATCGCATTGGCCACGGCTGGATCGGCGAATGTTACCATGTACCGAATACCGTTTACGAAACACTCTATATTACGTTGTCGCTCGATGGACTGGCCCATGTGTCCCTCGTTCTCGAAGCGGCTGTCGGCCTCTGCCGGTCGCACGATGTTTAGGCGTTCTGTTTCGTCAATGCGGTTTTCGAGGTAAACAGCCAATTCGTCGTCATGGGCATTTAACGCTGCATCCAGTTCCTTTTTCAGCCGTGCGATTTCTTTGCGTGCAGCCTGCGATATTTCTATATCCTCAACGGACGGGTTAATAGTAGTTGTTACCCAGCGGTTCCCGAGCCCCTTTGCCAACCAGACCTTATCGACGCGAAACAGATCATCCGAGCCCCGGCTATTGTTCTGTGCCAGCCGCAGGGCCGCCTGCCGTGCCCGGTTGGTCTTGGCCGCGATGATAGCCCCGATACCGATATTTACCATCTGGGCGACGGGGTTTCGGGGTTTGTTCGTGCGGCCCTCGGCCTCATGGAGTACTTGCCGCAGCGGGCGTGGGCCACGGATGTCGTCCATAAAGTCGTATATTTCAGTTGCGTCGAACGCTTGCGGGTTCCCCTCGCTGTCCTCAAAGTTGTAGTCGTAATCGCGTAAGGGTACATAATATTCCCAGCCGTGGCCCTTTATCAACTTTCGGTGTTCGGGAGCGAGCATCCCATCCTCAACGAGAATGTCGAGTACCCGATCATTGGCCGCATTGATCGCCTGCCATAGCTGTTGTGTCTGCTCGTCGCCGGCGCGTCGGCGAAAGTCGGCAACCAGCTTGCGGGCATACTTGTCATTCCACGAATCGCGCTGATCTTCGGAGAGCGCCGCGATGCCAGAGGCATGGCGTTCGAGTGACGATTCGGCTGTGATGTAGTCGATGATATTATCCTCGGTCATTCCGGTCTGCTTGGAGATACCCACAATACAATCCAATATGGGGTCTAAATACTCTTTCGTGTACCTGTCTATCGCGGTCTTTGTGACGCTTGATAAGTGGTTTAAGTGCTTGTGTAGGTCTGTCAGATCGTCGATCTGGCCGCCGCGCTGCTTTATCACCTCTTGTAGTTGCTGTACGGGCAGCGTGCTATCTACGAGCCGGGTGTATTGACGGTTTTTCCAACTTTGTTTGTCGTATATCACCGTAGGCTCGATATTGCCGCTGGGGGCCATTTCGGGTTGTTTGCGCTTCTGCTTGAGTAGTTCCTCAACAAATTCTCCGGCATACTTGAAATTCTCCGGCAGCGGGCGTTCGCTGGCCATTGTCCGCCGCCGTAACGGGCTGCGGTATTTATCGGACATGACAAATTCGAGGTGCCTGCTCATGGTGCGCATTATCTCCTGCTTGGTCGCTGACGGGAGTGTGGCTACCAGTTCGTCGATCACCCGTCGGTAACTGTCTTTGTCGGTCAATTTTTGCAGATCAAATAATGCGAGGTATTTGCGCATGGATTTGAGCCGGTCGGGGCCCATGTGGTCGATGATCGTCCGGCCCATGTCGTCAATTAGGGCATAGGCTCGTAATGCGAAATCGTTCGCAACGTGTTCGTTCTCGAATAATGTTCCGATAATGTGTCGTTCCTTAACATATTGCTCAACGGCATATCGTTCGATATTCTCCGGGATGGCATCGTCGAAGATCACGCGGTAACGGGTGTCGCCGGGAACGCCGTAAAGCTGCTGCCGGATGCGGTGTGCGGTGGCAGCTTCGGTTACGGCTGCGGCTGCGGTCTTGGCTGTCATGCGACGGTGCTTCGACAACCATAGCATATAGGCGATGTCCCGGTCGCTGATACGCAGCGGCAACCTCAATGCCTCGCGGAGCATGGAGCGTATGCGCCCGATAATGCGGGTAAAGCGGCTCGGGGTGATGTCCCCCTCGGCCAACCGCGCAAGATATTCTTCTGTGGCGAGCCGCCGGGCCTCAACAGCCGTCAGTTTGCCGGAACGTTGTTTTTGCTCTTGGGCCATGATGTCGGCCACAGTCCGAACGCCGGTTTCATCCAGCGATTTGTAAACGTTGTCGAGGAATAGCCCGAACCGTTCACCCAGCAGGGAACGCAGCCCCATGTGGCCGACGATTTCGTGTAATACGGTCGCCTCTGCATCCGCTCGGGTCGTAATATTCGGCATGACAATAACCACCCGCCCCGTGGTCGGGTCGTAGTAGCCTTTGGCCCGGCGTTTCCGCCGCAGGGCCAACGGGTCGTTGTCCGTAATTTGTGTAAGGTCGGCGACGATCTCAACCTGTGTGTTGAGCTTTTTTGCAAGACGGGTTGCCGCGTGCGCTATGGTGTTGTCACTTGCGGGGAGTTCGGGGTCAAACCAACTGCGGCCATCCCGGAACCGGATACTGTCGCCTGCGGCATCGTCGAGCAGTTCATCCGGGTCAATGTCTATTGCTTCTTCGGCGGTATCTTCTTTTTGCTGGGCCTCTATTTCGGCCAGTTCTGCGGCCATCTGTGTCTCCAATTCCTCTATCCGGGCTTCTGCTGCTTCCAGTTCTGCCTGTTTGGGGAAAGCCCCGCTAACCTGCGTTTGCAGGTGTTCGTAGTCATGTTTGGCCATGTCCAGACCAAGCTGCCGCTTTTCTATCTCCTGTCTGTATTCCTCACCGGAAATAGTATAGGCAATCTTTTCTAAAACATTCGTCATTTTGGCCCCGGCATCTCCTTTTATATCGGGAGCATCCTCGCAGACATAAAATATGTAGCGCATTATTCGGAAATCCTCTTTGTCTAAAAAGTCCCACGTTTTTTGAAGCCCTATATTAATATTGAATGTCTTTCCGTTGATGCGGATTTTTGTGGTTAGTCCTCCATTGAGGCGTTCGGGTGCTGCCCGAAGCGCTTGGGCTTCGGCCTCGATTCGCTTGTGCAGCGGAGCAAAGAGTTTTTCATAATCGCCGTTTTCGGCTTTCTGTGAGCCATATTCGACCGATACGATTTTATCGTCCGGGAATAACTTTCTTAAATCGGCTCTTTCTCTTTCGAGCTCTGCTATAATGTCCGGTGTTGTGTCGAGAATATTTCGTAACCTTTTGAGGTTACTGGCGACGTATGCCTGATGCTGGTAATGATAATCGCGGGCGTTTTTCAACTTGCGCAGGCTATTCTGTGCAAGCGACAAAGCAAGTGCAGCTTCGCTGCCGGATAATGACGCCATCATCTGTCCGAAATTCGTGCTGTCGCTACTCTCAGCGTCGGGTTCCTCCAGCGTGCGGGATGATATATCGCCTTTCATCACCTGTCGGATAAACGCCTCTTTGATCTTCAAGCGTTGATAGCCGGTTACATCAAGCGTTTGTTTTACGCCCAGCCGCAGAATACGCACCGGTAAATCCATTTTCAGATGGGAATTACCCTGCCGGATGATACGACCAACCCGCTGCATATAGTCCATTGGACGGATAGGCACGTCGAGATTTACGAGTAGGTGCAAACGCTCCTGCATATTAACTCCGATACCGAGTTTTTCAGTAGTACCCATTACTATTCGAACGTCGCCATTGTTCACGCGCCGGAAAAGTCGCGCTTTCTGTTCGTCTGTGTTGTAGTCGTGGATAATAGCGATCTGTTCGGCAGTAATACCTGCAGCAATGAATTTCCGCTTTATGTCCTCAAAGACATTGAACCGCCGGTCGCGGCTTTGGTAAGAATCGCAGAAGATAGCTGCGGTACCCTTATAGTGGTCGGTGGATTTCAGATCGGCGAGAATCTCCCGCACGGCATTATTAACCTTGCTGCCCGGTTCATCCGGAAGATCGGGATTTATCAGCCGAACGTCAATAGCTGCACGCTTTGCCAGCCCGAACATCACCAACGGGATATGGCTGTTTTCCCGCTTCTGTTTCGCGGGCATAGCGTCGAAACGTTCAAGCGTGTCCCGGATGCTGCGCATGACTTTCCGCAGGGCCGGGGTTTGGTCGAGCATTATATCGGTCGGCTTCCCACCCTCAAGGCGCGGAGTGCCGACACCCTCGCGTAAGCTGGGCACGTCCTCTGTCAGTACTACATGCGCTATCTGTTTCCAGATTGCCAGCAGTTCAGGCATGTTGGAGTAGCTGGCGAAGCGTTGAGCGACTTTAAATTTCCCGTTCGTCGAAAACTCTGCGGATTCTTCAATACTCCCGAAATTGCTTGCAAAGGCATCAAAGGTGTCTATGTTGTATTCCTGTAATACGTTTTGCGGCAGCAGGTAGCGCATGAAAGTCCACATTTCCGCCATCGTATTACTAATCGGCGTACCGGTGGCGAGGACAACATTTTTCCCGCTATTATTTTCAAGAATATAGGTTGATTTCAGCCGTAGACTTTGTGCCCGCTGGGACGCTGCCGGGTCGATTCCTTTAATGTTTTGCAGGTCGGTTGTAAAACCGAGTTTCTTATAGGCATGTGCTTCGTCTACCAATAACGCATCAATGCCTAACTGCTCAAAGGTCATGGTTTCATCCGTGCGACGGTCGAGTAGCCGTTGAGCTTGGGCCCGAGCGTTAGATTTTACCTTTTCCTCCTCTTTTACTGATTTTTCGCTACCTACTTTTTTCTTCTCCAGCCCCTCAATTTCTTTCTTAATGCCGTAGGCCAGTCGTTTCGCATTGTCGGGATTGCTTGTTTCAACCTCTTTCAACTGCTCTACCTTTTCCTCGATCAATCCGTCGATATACTGATTGACCCTAATAGGATCATCGGGTATAGCATCCAGATAGCCGTGATACAAAACGACAATATCCCAATCGTTATAGGCGATTTTGGCGAAAAGTTGCTGCCGCTGGGATGCCGTAAGGTCTTTGGCGGAAGGCACCAATACACGGGCTGCGGGATATAACGATTTGATTTCGTTTACAAACTGCTCATAGGTCGAGCGTTGAACGACGATACAGGGCTTATGAGCTATTCCGAGCCGCCGCATTTCCATTACCGTTGAAATGAGCGTGATCGTTTTTCCGGTGCCAACCTCATGCGCAAGTAGGGTCGGGCCCTGCAATCCACGCATAACCCCGATTTTTTGATGTTCACGGGGTTTCTTCGTGTGCGCGGCATTGGGGAAATAGTCGAATGTCGAAACGTCGATTTGACGTTCGACGATGCTGTTAAACGCCTTGTTGTATATTTCGGTCAGTTTGTTGGTGGTCGCCTCGTCTTGTTGCTTGCACCATTGCTCGAAAGCCTCATCCAGTTCCGTCTGCTTGATGGCTGCCTGTGCCATCGCGTCAGGGTCTTTAACTTTCTTTTCTGAATGTGTAAGGCTATCCCAAACTACTTTTGACAAGTAGGTCTGGGTTTTGTTCATACGGTCGAGCGCGAGCCTGCTGCCGGGGGCACCTGCTACACCCATACTGGCATTGACCGTATTCCTCTTGTTGGTTATTCGCGCAATATATTTATTGGCCGCAGTTTTTGTGATCTTCGCCTCAACGTTGAATTTCTCGTAAAAAAAACGTTCGTATAGCTCGGTTGGAATCCATGTACTCCCCAGCGAAATTTTTATCTGCGGTAATGGAACGTCCAGCGGGATGATCTTCGACAAGGCGCGGATGTTAGCGTTGAACAAGCCACTTTCATTGGCCTGTTCTGCCTGTAATAATTTGTCGCGGACATTGCCGGATAGGTATTCGCTGCGTTCCTCAACAAGACCTGTTACGGGGTTGATGTATGCAAGTTCCTGCGTAAGCATTGCATCTTGTACGTCCTCTTGCGACTTATGGAGTAATTCAGCGATGTAGGGCAGGTCGAGGCGGCCACGGTGGTAGAGCGAAAGTGAGATAGCGTCTTTTTCATTTTCGGCTTTCGGTTGGCGTATCGGCTCTATGACCCGGTGGTGGAAAATGTCGGATTTGGTTATGACAAACCTTTTCTTTTCGCCCGGATTATTCGATTCTTCGACATTCTCAATAGCTGCGATTGCCGGATAGTCAACGTCGTCCCGCAGAAATGTAAGGCTCGTATTCTTTGAAAGTGTGCCGTACCGGTGGATGAATTTGGCGTATAGGTTATTGAGTTCGGCCCGTTGCCGCTCGATATTCGGCAGGTCTTTGTTTTCCGCGTCGAGTAGGTCGTATATGGTCTTTTTTAGTTCCAAATACTCTTTTAACACTACGGTTTTGCTGCGGCCTTTTACGTTCTGGCTGTTCCAATCCACAGGGATTGCAGACCCGAATTGGACTATGTGCGGTTTGCCGTCGATCAGCGTAAGGGCACCCTCTTTGGTGCCGTCCGGGGCTGTCGTGGCCCGAGTTTGTTCCGGAACCGAGGGGGTTGCGGAATACAGATCGGTCGGGAGTGACGCGATGAATTGTTTTATAACTTGGTTTTGGTCGATGGTTGGCACGGGAACGCAGCGTTGCTCGGTGGGGCGGATTTCTACGCCGCTTTCAAAACCGAACCGCATCTGCCCGGCCATGAACTCGGGATGATCGAAATAATATTTGTTGTAAACCATCCGTGCCGTGGCTAATTCGTTTGAATACTTGCCGTTGGCTTGTTTCATGGTTTTTAAATATTCTTCTTCGCGCTCCAAAACCGTGGTTTGCATATTCACAGCGTGCGGCGACTGCCCGGCCTCGTCCCGTTTACGGATGATGATGATGTCTGCGGATGTTTCGGTGCCCGCAGCTTGTTTGAATGTCGCTGTATTCAGACGTACAGCCCCGATAAAATCTGCGTTGCCGTCTGTAACGACCCAGTTACGTAGAGCCGTGCTGCGGTCGAGCGTGCTGGTGGCGGTGATGAACACACCCAGCCCGCCCGGTTTAAGTTTGCGAACACTCTTGGCTATAAAATAGTCGTGGATGTCGAATTTTGCCGACAGGTCTTTGTCGAACGTGTCGTGTACTTTGATCGCCCCGAACGGCACGTTCGTAACGATCAGGTCGTACCGATTATTGGGGATGCGCTGCTGTTCGAAACCCTCAACCATTACGGTTGCATCCGGATATAGTGTCCGAAGAATGCGTCCGGAAATCTCGTCTATCTCTATTCCCGCAAGGTCGGATTTTGCACTCAACGCGGCAGGCATAAGTCCGAAAAAGTGTCCGATACCTGCCGAGGGTTCCAGCACGGAGCCACCAGCGAATCCAAGCCGTTCGATCATATCCCAGACGGACGATACAATCTCGGGCGGTGTATAGAATGATGTGGTTGTGGATGCTCGGGCCGCCTCGTATTCCTCGGGGGTCAATAACTCTTGTAGCTCGTTGAAATAGGAATTACTCTCTTTAAATACGGATGATAAGCCGCCCCAGCCGGTGAATTGCTCCAATACAGCCTTTTCGTCGGCAGTTGCTTCGCGTTCCTCGGCTTCAAGCTGTTTTACCAATCGGATAGCCGACAGGTTCGCTTTGATTTTGCTGACCTCGCCGTGGGGCGCGATGTCGCGCCCGCGCTCTATTACATGGTTGCGGCTGTTTTTTCCAGCACGTCGATTATTTCGGCCATTTGTTCCTCGCTGATCGTGATCGGCTCGGGTTCCTCCGGGCAATAACTCGGTTTCAGAAGCTCGTAAAAATACTCCTCTACTACGTCCGGATCGGCCCCCGTCGCCAGCGTTGTTTTTTTCCAATCCAACGCTTTCTCTACGGTTTCCTCGATCAACTTTACCAATTCTTTCGGTTCCTCGCGGTACATCTGAAGGAGCCCGCCCGGCAGGTATTGTACCATTTCCCAAAGGGCTGTCCGTGCCCAATCGGTCTGTATCGTTCGCAGGGTTCTCATGGTTGTTGGGTTTTGTGCCGTCCGAGGCATCGGGAGTAGTGGGCTGCGATGCGTTCTTACGGCGAATATATGAATTTAATTCCTTTTTAGCAAGTTCGGCCATTTCGCCGACGGTAATATTCGCCGGGGCATAGCAGTTAGGGCTATCGAGAATATGCGATTCCTTCGCCGTACAGATGCGGTATAGGATAGGCTTACCGGCTCCTAAAATATCTTCAACCACTAAATCATCAGTATAACCGCTTCCGGCTATATAGTCCGAGGGCCGAACGGGAATATTTATATAAATTCCGTATTCCGATCCTGCCGGTAGTAACGTGATGGAGCCGTCTCCGCCTGCTGGTGGAATATTGATGTCTACATATACCGGTTTGCCTTTCTTATCGGTTTTGTGCTCCCAGCCCAGCGCCTTTGCTAATTCTTTGCTGAATTGCGTAAGGTCTTTGCGAAAATTCTTCTCGGGCCGCAGATTGCCAGTTTCGTGTATGTCTTTCTCCGTGGTTCCGGTAGTGTCATAGCGGCCTGCCAAACGGCGTTGTGTGTCGGCTTCGGGGACTATGGCCGGGCTCGGTGCTGCTCCCTGTGCTGCCGCTGATTGTGGCTTGTCGAGGCTGTCCAGATCAAAGTGCATCACGTCGCTGTATGTGTCCATTTGCGCGGTATATTCTTCCATGCCCGGCATGTGGAGTGCGCCTACATAGGTCGGCTTGAGGTAAGGCCGGATAGCCTCCCCTAAATCGGTGAGCATCCGCCGGGCATAGTCCGCGAATCTTCGGGCTCCGGCCTCAACATGGAACGCAGCCATTTGTGTACCGATAGCGAGTATTTCGGGGTCGAATCCGGTGTTAAGCTGGCCGAGCTTAGCCCGCATCTGCCGTTTCAATTCTTCGTATCGCTCCGACGTTACCAGCTTGTTCTGGGCTCCGTACTCGGTCGGCTTTTCTGCGGCATTGTATTCTATATCGCTTTTTTTCTCTGCACTCACCGTCGGGACGAGGTGTCCTGCGTTGTTGTCGGTGTATGTTTCGGGGGCTGCTGGCTTGTCATTTAGTGGGGCCGGTGTTGCCTGCATGTCGGGGCGCTTCTGCTCGGCTCGGAATGCTTCTGCATCCTCGGAGGTGTTGAATAGAAAACTACGGGTGTAACTGCTATAATAGCCGTCATGTGCTTTGGCCCTTTTTTTCAGATCGTCGAATATAGCCCGCTCTACCCGGTCGGCCAGTTTTACGGAGTAGAGCTCGGCTCCGGTCTTAGAATGTCGTGTTTGTTCTGTCGGCTTGAAGATCGAATCCTGTCCTGTCGATGGGCCCGTAGCTTTCACGCTGGCTTGGGCGGCCTGCATTTTCTCTAATTCCGCAAATATGCTGTGGCGGGGTGTGAGTACTTGTTTCCCGGCGTATTTTTCGGCAGCGGCATTGAGTGCAGCAACAAGTTTAGTCGCTGCGGTAGCATCTTTCTTAGCCAGTCGCCGAACATCCCGCACGAATCCGGCTTTTATCAGATCATTATGTAAGATGCTGAAAACCTTATCCGGAAAGGTCTTGATTGCATGGGTAAGGTATTGGTTATATTCCTTTCTGACAGCCGGGGTAAACTCTGCATCGGTGGATTTTGGCCCGGCAGGGGCTTGCGGGGCTGCTTGGGGCGCGTCATTGAATGATAGGCGTTGCTGCGCACGGTGGGCCGCAATCGCATCGGCAATGATCTTTCCTTTCGACGCTTCTATTTTGGATAGTGCATCTTGTAGGTTGTCTATTTCAGCCTGTAAGGGCTTTAGAATGGTATCGACAACCTGCTGGGAGTAATCGCGCGGAACGTCAAACAAGTTGCCCGCTGCCGTGTTTTGCGGCTGTTCAAAGAGGATAGTTTGGTTATCCTCGTTGTATGCGCTCCCGATAGATTGCTTTTCTTTTGCGTATTGGGCCTGTTTGCGTTTGAGTGCCGTCCGGAGTTGCTCTACGGTGGCATCGGTGGATGCGGCGGCGTCCTCGGCTACCTTTCGTTCTTCGTCGGTAAGGTCGCCGGGTATTGCGTCCAGTCCGCGTTCATGTCGAACTGCTCGCGGTTCGCTCTGCGGTTGTCCGAAATCCGCATCATCACCTGTTCGGGGGTTACTCCGTTCGCCTCGGCCAACGTCGCTACTACTTTCGCCATCCGCCGCAGGCGCAGGTTGCTCGGTTCTTTGCGAATTGTTGTCATTAGATGTAGTCTTTGGTGTTTGTTCTGTTGTCGGGGCTGGTTTGGCGGCCAACGCTTCAAAGTTAGCATTTTCCGCAAAATTATCCGTCCCCTCGGTGAATAATTCGTCAATCTCGGCCCATTGTTCGGGCGTAGTCTGTCCGGCCCATTCGACAAATGCGCTGTCGTATAGCAGTTCTTCCTGCACTTGCGCTACTCGGGCCTCATGTGCCTGCATCTGCTCGTATTCTTCGCCCGTCATGTCATCGTATGGGTGCGGCTCGATCTGGTGTAGCTGTGTTGCGGCCATGTAAGCCTGCCGGGGTGAGTGTATGCGCGAAAGGACATTCAGAACGGCATCTTTGATCGTCATGTCGTCCATATCCCAGCGGTAGCCGTTCCCCTTGTTGTTTCCGGCCCCATACTGAAAATAAAGCCTCTCCGCATATTGGTCGGGTGTCATACCGTCGGGGGATAGGATGCCGACGCGGGAGCGACGCTCGCTCTCGCTGCCGGAGAACCCCAACTCGCGGGCAAGTCCGCGCCGCTGGCCGTTATCTTTCCATGCGAATTTAAGGCCGCTGGCTACATCGCGCAGTATCACGTCCTCGATGGATAGGTAGTCGCCCAACTCCGCAGCGGGTTTCGCATACGGGGTCGGGGTTTCACGCTTGAATTTCGGAATCTTGGGTCGGGGATTCCGGGCGGGAACCGCAGCGGCAGGCCCCTCGGTAACGGGCGATTGCGTGGATCTCGGCGTGCCCTTACTTTTGCTTTGCAGCCGTTCCAACGCAGCGGAATAAATCTGCACTTGGTTCGCGTCTGTTGTGCCGTCGATCATACGCTGAATAGCACGCGGGGCCTCGTCTTTACCAACAGCGGCCTGCATGGTTTCTGCGAGCCGTGCAGCTATATCTTCTTGGGGTGTAACGTCCGCAGGCATGATGTCGGCCTGTCCGCTATTCGTGTCATTGTTGCCGAGGGGCATAGCCGCCTCGGTGGGTTCTGTTTCTTGAATCTGGCTTGCGGGCCCTTTGATTGTGTGGAGCGGTGCCGAAACAAATTGTCCGTCGTCCAGTTGGAGCACATAGCTACTGCCATGTTTGCCGGTGATGCGGCCACGCATACCGTTTGTCGTCATAACCTCGTCGCCGTTCGTGTACTGCGGAGCTTCGGGTGCCACAACGCGCACTACCTCGTCGGGGTCTATGCCCGCTTCGGTTCCGATTTCCATGTCCTGTTGCTGTTGCCGCTTCTGGTGCTCCGCTGCGGCCTGTTGTTCGGTGATCTGTAATTGTTCTGCCGAGAACTCCGTAATGGGCGTGCTGGCGAAGCTCTCGAACTCCGCCCGGTCGATTTGTGTCGGCGTGCCCGTTTCGGTATCGAGGACGAATAATGTTCCGTCGGGGCCCTCGGCATCGAGGTCGCCGGAAAGAACGACGTAGGCTTTCCCGTCGGCGCGTTGTCCGGTGATGATGTCCTCGGTGGGTGTTTTTCCGTCAACACCACGGTAGGCCCATGCATTCGCAGTTTGCGCTGTCTGCTGGATTTGTTCGCCTTGTGCATCCCCGAGCTCCATGCCGTCGAGGATTTGCCGCTCGATGTGAAACCGTGTATAGTCAGCAGCATGCGCCGCGTCAATCTGGTTGATGTTTGCCGCCTGCCAATCAATCGCGGCGAGCGCTTGCGACTGCTCGGCCATTGTCGGTTTTTGCATCGCTTCGAATACTTGCGCCCGTAAGGTTTCATTCTCAATGCTTGAAAGCGCCTTTTTCTCTTGTGTTTTCAAAACATGGTTCTTGTGGGCGTAGGATGCGACGTTCGGCAGTTCGAGGGCCGAGAACCCCGCACCCATCAGCGAGGTCGTGAGAAATGTTGTCCAGAGGTTCTCGCCGGAAAGATTTTCTTTCCAGCGTTCATGCTCCCCGGTCAGTAGCGGGGACATGACACCCCCGGCGACTTCCTCTAACCACTCGTCTACGGGGCCGTTCCAAAGTGTACGGTTTCGGAAATCGGTAAGGTACTTGCTGCGGGTATATCCCGGCAGGAAGCGGTCGAGCGAGAGTTTTATACCCAAGCGTCGCCCGATCTGCTCCACGGGCCAGCCCAGCACCTTTTTCACTCCGGCCCCGAGCTCCCCGCCGATATGCTCTGTAAATACGTCCGTGAATGAATCTGCGGCGGCCTTATACATCAGTTTGTACTGCGGTTCGAGGTGTTCGACAACCTCGCCGTTGTCCTTAACCTCGTACTGTCCCTGCGCCCGTTCATGGTAGTTTGAGTAGGTGCCCGCCTGTAAGGGTGTCATTACAGCCGCGCTTGCCGTGTATTCGCCCAGCTTGCGAAGCCCTTTCCCCAAGAGTGTTTTCGCTTCCTTTTTGAGCAGCATTTTGCCGAGGGTGTTGGCCCCGCTGCTGCCGATCTTGCTGGTGGCCCCGAAGCCCGCCATATAAGGTAATGAGGCGGCAATGCCGCTGCCGACCTTTGCGCCGGTCGTTGGCCCACCCCGCTGGGCCGTGTATTGGTTTATCAGTTCCCCATACCGGAGAAGGTCTATCATGTCCCGCTCCGTAGGTGTGAGATGTTCGCCTTTTGCGGCTTTCTTGAGCGCCCGTGTGATGGCGATATTCTCGCCTAACTCCCCAAACCCCATTGTAGCGAGGTCGCCGAGGGTGCCCCAATCGAACACCTCACGGGCAATGCCGGATGATTTGTCCCCGGCTTGCTTGTCTTTTACGGTTTTTTGGTTTAGGAGCTTCAATACCCGCTCTGTCGCTTGCATTAGGTAGGTATCATCTCCGCCCAGCCCGGATGGACTACGGAGCGTGCTTGATTTGGCTTGAGCGATAAATGCCTTTTTCCATGCCGGTATATCAGCTTCGATTGCCTCGTCAAAGGGTGCCAGCATCTTTGTCCTGTTGGCATCGGCCCGCTGTCGGGCCCGGTCATAGATCGCCCCTAACTGCTGTTGTAAACTCTCTTTAATAAGCCCCTCGTATACCTCGTTATCCATATCCGGGGTGCGCTCCGGGAGCGAAAACGGCTCAAATCCGGCGTTATCGTCCTGCTGTAAGGCTGTCTGCATAAGGTCTGCTGGTGCAACGTCCGGCAGGTTGTCCCCAGACGGAGCATCTTTGCGTTTGCGGGTCTTTCCCAGACCGGAGATCGCATTAAGCTGTTCGAGTTGTTCGGGTGTGAGTTCGGGGAGTGGCATGGCTATTCGTAATCCAGATAGTAGTTGATAATTTGTTGGTCGCTGTAACCGGCCTCACGCATCCGTTCAGCCTGCGGAGTTTCCAGCACTTTGCGCACATCATTCGAAACCGGGCCCGCGATATAGCGTTTCTCGGGGCGGAACAGGAGCCCCAGATCGGTAGGGGCTTGCGGCTTCTGCTTTACGCCGTTCAGCTTGAGATAGACGGCACGTAATATCTGGGCTTTCTGTGCCGGTTTGAGCTTCCCAAAGACGAACTGCGGTACCTTTTCACCCGTGTATGTCGGTTCTTTTGTCGGGGTGCCATCTTCGGGAATTATACCCATTTCGCGGCCTTTCTCGTATAGCAGGCTTTCTTGTGCCGGGGAGAGCCTTACGACGGTCTGTTCGTCCCGGTCGAGGAATTGAACGGCGGATTTATCCGCTGCCGCAGTAGATCGGGCGCTGGCTGCCGCTGCCGAAGCTGCGGCCCGCACTTGGGCTGCTTTGATGTTGTTTTCGCCTCGTAATTTTTCGACTTTCATTTTATCGTCCAAAGTATCGGCTCGTTTCTCTTTTTCCTGCTGGGCTTTCCAGAGGTTTCCGATCAATGTGTCGTATTGCTTCTGGGCCAACGTGTAATCCTGCCCGGCGGTGGTAGCGTCCATGTTGGCGGCTTGCTGCTCGCCTTGTTGCTGGCCCATCAGCGCCCGCAGTCGTAGTTGCTGGTATTCGCGGTTCTGGCTGTTGTAGAGTTTATCCCACTCGTCGATCTTGCCGAGCATCTTCATCGGAGCATCAGTGCCGGTCTTGGGAATGTAGCCCTCGGTGGCCATGCCGACGATACCCGTGCCCAGCGCTGATAGGAAATTCGACCACGCCGTGATCTTTGCCGCCTTTTCCGCGCGTTTTATCCGGTCGGTGTCCTGCTGGGGCTTCATCGTGTCGATGAAGGCTAAAATCGGGTTCTGGCCGTCCCGGTACAGGTCGGTAGCTCGCTGGCGTTTCTGCTCCCATGTGGCGCGGCGTTCGTCGGCTTCTTTCTGTCGCCGTTGTATCTCGTCTGCAATCGAGAATACCGGCGTGGTTGGCTTCTCCTGTTCCATACTATTTCCCACCTGTGAAATTTGCTAAACCGCCGCCGGAATCGCTGCCCATACCGTAGAGCATGGCTAACTGGCCGAGGGAGCTCCCGATGCCGCTGATCATATTCTGCGTGCCTGCGGCCTTGCCAAGTTGCGCTTCATAGCGCGTCCCCGTAAGGTTGTCCATGCGGGCTTGATAGTCGCGGCGCACTTGATCTTTGTGCTGCTCGCCAAGTCCCGCAATCTGGGCGAGGGTTTGCGAATAGTTCTTGTTGAGTTTGTTGGCGGCGGCTACTTTGGCCTCGTCCGTAGCGCCGCTTTTCACGGCGTTGGTGTTCATGGCCTTTAGTTCGTCCTCGTTGTAGTCCCGGATGCGTTTCAGCATGGCCCGTGAATCCGCCCGGTCGAGGTAAGGCATATTCATTTCGGAGTTGTACCACTCCTTGAGGCTCCGCTCGCGGTCGTTGAGTATCTGATCGGCTTTGCGTTGCTTTTTATTGGCGGAAATGCCGCCAGCAATCGACGAAGCGACGGAAATAGCGGCCAATGCGATTAATGGGAACATAGTGTCTAAATTTTATCACTCTGTAAAATTAGCGACCGCGTGTATAAGAATTATCCTTATTTTTGATCGGAATATATCAATAAATCAGCTACTTATGTCGCGTAAAACACTCAATGACGATGAAAAGAACGCAGTCTGTGTGAGATACGTGCAGACGGGGAGTTTACGCGCCGTTGCTGCCGAGTTCGGAATAAGTGCGATGCGGGTAAAGCGGTTATGGGATAGCATAGGCAGCGACCAGCAGCAGCTAATACGGGCATCGGTCGAAGAGGTTCGGCAAGAGGTTGAAACGGTGATCGTGCAAAGCGAGCTCACCGGCGACTATCTGGAGCGGGTGATACAGGCCCGAAATGCGGCGATCAACGAGCTCTACAACCGGCTGACCAATATTGTGCATCGCAACAAAATGACGGATAAGAACCTGATAGCAGCCTGTAAAACCCTGCACGACATCAGCATCGGGGCCGAGCAGCCCCAGACGGAGCCCGGCAGCCTGTTTATGGTGCTGAATCAACGTATTCATAAGGAAATCAATAACAATTACTACTTACAAGATGGAACGAATGAAACAACCAGTCCCGGTGCTGGGAATCAACCGGGCGGAAACCGATCTGACGGTTAAGGACGGAAGCTGCGAAACGCTACACAACCTGCGTTATGACGCGGGCGCTTGGCGCAATGTCGAAGCGTTCCGGGGTATCGGGGTTGTGACAGATTTTCACGGTTTCGAACTACTCTATAAGCATCCCATGACGACTGACGATCTGTATATCGCTATTGACACTACCGGAGCCGTTCACGAGGTGCGCTATGCGGATGGGGCTTTCGCCTCAACGCAAACGATCATGCCCGCAGTTTCGGGCCTTTCTACCGTCTTTTCGTTCGGCCATGTACTTGTTATTATAGCAGATAATAAAGAGCTTTATTTTGTATTGTATGGGGACGAATATGTCCGCTTTGAAATGCCAGAACCACCGGATATAAGCGAATCAAAGGCGGATAAAGTTCGTTTTGGAGTTGATTTTTATTATCGTAGGTATTGGGAAAACCATGATATAAAAGAGGAATTTGCAGACGGGGGCAACCTCGCGCGATACCCGCTTGTCGCCCCGGATGGGGGATATTACTATACGCGAATTACCGACCGCGCGAATCAGACATTATTTCTGCCTATGAATAGTGGGGACTACTGGCAGGGGGCTATTGCTTTAATGGTTGCATATAGGATGATGGACGGAACGGTGGTTGCTAACTCCGAATTGATGATATTTGCTTCTGATGCCGGGGACGACGGTTGGCAAGAGGATTATGGCGATGTTGTGGCCGACGGGATGCCTAACTACGTGCCAGAAAAATACAGAACGGGCATTTTCTTTGGCTGTAAGGCAAAAATTTCGCCGGGAAGCAATACGTTCTACATTGAACCGCAGGTAACAATCAAAATTCCCGCAGGAATAGATACCCGAATCGTTCAAAGTGTCGTAATATGCTCTACTCGTATCGTCCCGATTTACGATTTTGAAAAAACGTGGAAAGATAACTGGAGCCTGTCAGATCGCGGCGGTGGCGGTTATTATCAGACTTATGATTTTAGAAAATTGTTCACGGAAGATGTTGATTTAATGCAAGAACCGTTATATAGGATCAAAGAAATAGAAATCCGGGACTTTGTAGACAATCGACATTCGGAATCATTGTCTTATAATGACATGAAAAATGTCGAAAGTATGCCTGTCTACGAGCCTACACAATCACACCATACGCAAGTGGGGAAATGTTACTATGAGTACAACGGCAGGCTGCATAAGGCGAATTTACGCACGCAGCTATTCCCCGGATATTCGCGTTTTTGTTTGGGAAATGACGGCGAGGATGCTGCGAATTTTGTAACGAAAATGATTTGTACAGTGGATATTGATAACACTCGGAAGCAGGTGTGTCAGTCAATTCGAAATTTCAAACCTACGAGAATCCGGCGTGTAGTGTCATACCCCGATTACAGAGCCATTAAATTTGCGGTTTGTACCAACGATCCCGGCTCTATGGCGCAGTTTTGGTGGTTGGATGTGAACCTCGAATCCTGTAAGGGGAATAACTATGCTTATGCTATTCCATCGCCGACCTCACGGTCTAAATATCCGTCGTACTGGATGCCCGAAACCCCGATAGAGCATGAAATCTTTGAAAAAGAGGACGATGTATATACAGAGCCTAACCGGGTGCAAGTTTCTGCCCTAAATAATCTGTTTTCCCTGCCTTTTGCGAACTCCTATCGCGTGGGGCTGAACGAAGAACGCATCCTCGCCATAGCTACCGTCGTGGATGAACTGTCAGCCACCCGGTTTGGTGCGTTCCCGCTGTATGTCTTTACCGACCGGGGCGTGTGGTCGCTGGAAAGCGGCACCGGCGAGGTGCTCTATTCGAACATTCTGCCGGTGAATCACGATCAGATCGTAAACCCGAATACTTGTGCGGCCCTTGAAACAGTATATTATATCACCTCACGGGGCGTTCATGCCCTGCGGGGACGTTCTTCCGAGGTGATCTCCCGCGAACTGGAGCAATACCCCGGCGAACTGTCCGAGTATCTTACAGAAGCCCGTATCTATTTCCAATTCAAATACGGCGATCTGATCGTCTTTAACCGTGCCTATTCTTATGCTTATGTCTATTCCATAGCAGCAGGCGTCTGGGCGACGCGCGACATGGCCGGGCGAGTGCTCAACAATGACGAGGTTGTGACGGCCCATGCTCTCGCTACACTTACCGACGAGCAGATGATCGAGCCGGTCGAATGTTGGGCCGTAACACGACCTCTGAAACTCGGTACAACGGAGTTTAAACGTCTTGAAACCGTCGTAGCACGCATTATGTCGCAGGATTGCTTCGCCCATATTATCGTCGAGGGGTCGAACGACTGTAACACATGGAGCGTTCTCCGTGACGCATGGTGTAACGTACAGGGCATGGATGCGAGGTTGCGTAGGACACCTCTATCGTACAAGTTTTTCCGGCTGCGGCTGCATCTGACAGCGAATTGTCGGATTTCGACCACTGGTGTCGATGTCGAGTTCTACCCGCGTTTTGTGGGACGGCTCCGGTAGGGCGTTCCATTCTGTTACATTTTGTTACGAAAAAAGGGACGTTGAGCCCCTTTCCTTGTTACACGGTCTGATCTACTGTGCAACCAAGTTGATGTCAGCACTTGTGTCGCAGATCTCCAACAATTTTCCACAGCGGGTCAGCGTCACGCATCCGTAACGGCTGTATTCCACTTTAATTGTGGTGGGCGTAATCTCACGTATCACCCCCTCAACTGATCGGCCCCGGTGGTCGGGATAGGACAGCACCCGTTTCCCGAGTTCCGCTCGTTCGGGCTGGAAACTGACCCACGTTTTCATCTGTTGCCGGAACCGCCTCGGGCGGGGGTGTCGGCAGTAGGACGTTGTACGGCATTGCATTTGGCCCGCTGATTGTCCCAGAGGCGGAATAGTAGACAGACCATAGCCGAAATAAGGGCGGCGATCACGCCCGAAACCAGAAAAACGAGTGTTTCATTCATAACTTTGATGTTTGAGGGTTAGAATAATTTTTGTGATACGACAGGAGGCGTGTAGCTGCATCAAACACACTCCTGCACCAGCGTCCCGCTGCCATTTACAACGGTAGAACGCAGGTTGTTTCGCTTCATGGGGAATCACACCATGTACTAATCGCCGTATAACTCCTGCATCAGCGGGCAATCATAACTGCTCACCATTGCGTAACCTTTGATCGAGTGGAGCCGCGCCGCCAGCGCCCGGTGATCGTCGTCCGTGAAATCGAAACAATAGTCGTTCTGGGAATTTCGGGATGCCAACGGATAGGGCGGGTCACAATAGAAGAACGCGCCCGGAAAGTCGAGCCGGTCGATACAGTCCTCATAGCTTGTGTTCGTGATCTGGAAATTCTTGCGGATCTCGGCGGCTACTGTATGCAACTTTCCTATTCCGTTATTCCACCGGCTAATCGTTTCTCCGCCTTGAGCGTTTACGTGCTGCTTGGTCATGTGCCAGCCTTTCGATTGTGCTTGGGCCCCTAATCCGTAGAACGATTGCCGGGCCCGGACATAGAAGCGTCGCGCCTGCTCGATCTTACCGGCATCTGTATTGCCCCAGCTATTCAAATATTCCAGTTCCGAGTGGGGTGTGAGTGATAATCGTCGGATAAGTTCTTCTTCATGGTCGCGTAGTATCTCGAAAAAGTTGGTTATTTCCCCGTTGATCTCATTGGCTGTCCGTATAACCCGGCCCCGATAGTTCAGCGATACACAAAGGGAACCGGCGAAAAGGTCGATCAGGTGGGTAAAGTTGGTTGGAAAATTCTCGTAGAGGTATTCTAACCAGACGAATTTTCCTCCGAAATAATTAAATGCGATCAGTTTATCTTTGTTGCCGCTCATGTTTTTTCGTTTTCACGGGGTGCGTTAATCTCCGAAATCTCGTTTACAGTTGCAATAGGTTATTCTTGGATTGGCCCATTGCCCTTGAAACCATTTCCACGCAGGGTCGAACTGACCACTATTATCTCTAAATAGCATGGCAAAGGGCATAAACCCCGCCCGCCATGCTTCGCCCATCCGTTTGTGGGCTTTCTCCATTGTGTCACCTTTGTAGCCGATCAGTATGTAGCAGCGCAGCGCGTGATTGGATTTCGAAAATCCTGCATCGGTCAGCATCTTACCTGCTTCTTGCAACGGTTCCAGATCGTTCAGTGTGTCGTAGGCGAAAAATAGCCTTTGAGGGTGTAGTTGGTATAGCTGCGCGGCCATTTGAGAGGTCATAAGGGCGGCTTCCAATCCGCCCGTGAATATAGGCCGATGTGGTTGTCTGGCCAACATGGAGAACACCTCGTCAATGTGTCGGGGAGAGCAGGCCAGTAAATTATCATCCGTGACAATCCAGCCGTCCGTAATAGGTAGTTCCCGAAGCTGCCCACCCTCACGTTTGGGAACAGCGCAGAACCAGCAACGGTTTGGGCAGCCGCGTGAGGTGATAACGTAGCCTTTCTTTAGGTACATGCCCGGTATAAAGTTCCCGCCCGGCTCGTTGAGGGCTGGGCCGCCGACTTTTACCGGTGCAACGCAGGCCCATTGTTTCGCTGCCCATTCCGCCCATTTGAGGTGCCATGTAAAGGCGACCGAGATATGCACCTCGTCGGCCTCGTCAAAGAGGGATGGTATTGCATTGATGCGCACCAGATCGTCGTCTGGCGTAGCGTGAGTTCGTGTAGGAAATACCCGAATAATTCGTTTCATATATCGTTAAAGTCTATTGTTCTCTGAAACCTCAACATTCCGAAAAATTCTTTAGTGGACGTGTTTGATACCCACCAGTTAAAAACCTCGTCTGCTGTTGCTTGATAATCATTCATATAGCCATTATTATCGATCAAATGTTGAATACTGCGTTTAATTGCTTTTTCAACTCCGGGATAACGCATGCGATCTTTGGCTTTAATTTTTGTTGATGCCATTGGACAGAATATGCAGCCTATACGATGATAGCCCTCGTCATAAAGTCGGCAGTATGGTAAGCCTTGGCCCCGAATAAAATTCCAGACATCAGCATCCGACCAGCGGAAAATTGGCGAGAGCATAATTTTGTCTTTGCCGTTCATGCAGGCAAAGCTGCGATCAGTTCGTCGGTTAAATTGGTCGAGATTCCCGCTGAATTTATGACCAGATACCTCTAACTCGTTGCGTGCTGCCCGGCGGGTACTTTCCGCTGCTCGGATGCCCAAAAGTGTGACGGTTCCTGCTCCTGCCTGTTCTTTTAGATAAGCACAACAGTACCGAACATGCTGTAAAGGGAGCATCTGTTTCTTTACGATCAGATCGTAAAAGTTGATCGTCGGGCGGTGTAACACCACGTCGGGATAGTTGGCCCGAACAAACTGCATGAGCTCCGGCGGGTCGATAGTTGTTACCTGCATGTGGGCTTTGAATTTGACCCCGGCCATCTTTGCGAGGTGGTATAATACCATACTGTCTTTTCCGCCGGAGAATGCTAAATGATAGCCGTCTGGGGACATGCGTAAGGCCAACGCCTCACCACGCCGGAGAAGTGAGATGGAATATGCGATCTTATGTTCGAGTGCACTCATTTCGTTTCTTAAAGGAGCCCTGCCACGAGGACAGGGCTGGAGTTGTTACTTACCCTTTTCCACGACTTTTTTAAAGTGAGGGTAAGGGCGGAATTGGGGTACACGTTTCGGGGGAATAGAGAGTTGTTCCCCTCGTGTGATGTTTCGGCCTACTTTGGCTTTTCGCTCTTTCGGCTGAAAAACACCGAAGCCACGCAGAAAAATGCGCTGGCCATCGGCCACGCTACTTTGAATGATTTTCATAAAATCTTCTACGACCGTAAGCACCATCTGGGCGCTCAAATCTCGCTTGTCCGCGATTAGGTCTACTAACTCTTTTTTTGTCATTGGCTTGGGTTGTTTTTTAGTTAATGATTTATGTAAGGGCGTGACGCCTTTATTTGTTTCGATATAGCGCACCGGGGAGTGGCATAGTCCGGGCCTGCGGTTCTGCCGACATAAACTATCCCGGCTCGCTCCAACTCGCGCATTTCCCACTCTATGATGAACACGGGCCGTCCTGTACGCTGGGATATTTCCAACGACAGGGCTATTGTCGGATGGCGGCGTGCCGCTCGTTTTTCTTCAACAATTCGGCATATTGTGTCGTACAGTTCGGTCATATCTTCTGCTTTCGTTGCAATACAACATCCATCCGGGCAAAACTGTTGAATGTGGCTATTGCGCTGGTGTGGGCGGTTAATACGTTCCGGCGATTCGCTATGCTCTCCATAAGCCGCTCGACATCGTGCCAGTCGGCTATTCTGTCCGTGATGCTACGGCAGTTTTCGAGCGTTAGGGGACGTTCAAATTCCAACATGATCGGATAGTGGCGACGAACCCAAATATACATTCGCTCGTGCTTGGCCAAATCGTTCCAACTGCGGTTGAACATGGCGAGGGCCGCTCGGTCGTTTTCGATTTGGTTTTCCCCTGTAACCCCTTTCCATTTTTCACTATGTGTATGTGGGTTTGTTTCTGACTTATCTTCTGCTTTATTATCTTCTCTTTCTCTATTGTCGGAGTTAATAGTCATTTCTTCGGAATTTCTCAGACCAGCTTCCGCATTGTTCGGTGGAAATTGGGTTTGCTGTGCATTTCTTCGGATTGTTTCGTCTGTTTCCGCCCGTCTTTCCGAGTTTTCGGGCATTCTTTCTGCATCTTCGGCTATTTCTTCCGAAGAAATAAGGGATAGTTCAGCATCTATACCGCCCTTACGCCGCAAAACGGTCATAATGTCGAGGTAGCGGGCCTGTATGCCTTTGGATGTCAGTAAGCCTTGCTGCTTGAGTATTTCGCGGTCAAATAGGCCGAGGTCTATGCAGTCGTTGTATATAAGTGTCGTGCGCTCATCATCGAGCAGGCAGGTGTCGGCGATGTCGGCGATCAGATCGTCGTCCGCAGTAACATAGTACCCTTTGTCCCGGTAGATTTCACATAGCAGGGCGAGGTAGACAGCCAGCCCGTCGTTTTGCCATCGACGCATCAGCCGTTTTAATTTCCGGTCTTGGAAGATGTCGCAGTCCATCCGGAAATACACTAAACCCCGTTTCACGTTTCTGCCTGCCATGTTATTAGCGCAATTTTCCTTTGTTGTAAAGTTGCTTTACGGTGTCGAGTTCGATTCGGGAATAGGTTACTTTCGTATTCCCGGCACCCGGCTTTATACGGGTTATCCAGCCGCGATTTAACCACGTTCGCACGAGGCTCTCCCCGTAGATACGGAACGCCTCACGCTGTGAAATTTCGTCCTTAATGAGCCCCAAACGGTTGAGGGCGATAGAGGCACCCAGCGCAGCGCTTTCCATTATCAGGTTCTTCTGTTCGAATAGATCATCCATAGTTTTGTGTGTTCACCTGTTCGGCATTTTCAGCTATCCGGAGTAGCCATTGATAGTGTCGCAGGATGTCGGGCCCGAGTTGGCAAGTGTCAACGGCCTGTCCGTCTTTCGCTGTTGTCCGGATTGTGTGTAACAGATCGACAACCACCCGAATGCGCGGGGTGATTTCGTGTGTGATTGTCTGCCGGTCGCAGTCAATCTCGATATGCCATTGAGTTTGCATAGGTCATGAGGTTATTCTACGAGTTCGAGGCTCCGAAACAGTTGTTGAATCTCTTTGCGTGTCAGGCGGGCACCGTCGGAGAGGCGGGCAGTACAGAGGATGTAGAAATGATTGCTATTTGAACGTGTGCGAAATTTCAGCCCTTTGCGGCCTAATCGAGGAATAGCGTGCCGGGCGTTGGTCAGAGCTTGCCCTTCAAGAGGAAATTCGCGCAATTCCCCACACGTGAAACTACCAAGAATATCACCCCATGTTCGGGGGAGTTCTCCCGGTTTGATTGTCGGTGCTGCATTCTTGTTCTCCATTGTCTATATCTCTTTCGTGGTGTGCGAAATATGTAAAAATCACATATTTACGATGACAATAAGATACAAAATGAATAGCACACTTGGAAGCGACAATGTCTACTCTGGCCGTATCTAATAGACTGGCAATCAAATAAAATACACCTGCAATCTCAATGATAGCAGGTGTACTGACTGAAAAAGCAGTATGTTTTGGGCTACATTCCGGCAGCAGCGGCGAATTGTTGCGGGAGGCTAAGGGTATTCGATAATTCCATTTTAGTGCTTTTACTATTCACCGCTTTGATAACTTTTTCATTGGCAGCATCGGCTAATCCCCAATTTTCAGTAATATAAATATGGGCTAATTGGGATGATTTAGCTGGTGAATGTCCGAGAGCAAAATCTATAATATCGTCACGAACACCGCAAAAATACCATGCGATTGTTGCCCATGTCCTACGAAATGTATAAGTTGTTAATTTTTCAAATCCGATTTCTTTTCCAATACGTTTTAAGCCCTTATTTACTTGATAGGTGAAAATCGGACAGGTTGAATAGAGTTGATAAAAATTAAAAGCTCTCTTGCCTGTTTTATCTTTGTATTTTAGAATCAACGGCATAATCTCGGGCGCAATGTTGATGCTGATTTTTGCTTTATTCGCTCTTCTGGTGCGAGTTTTAGTGCGATAGTAGGTTAGTCGTCCATTTTTTATGGGTTCAGCCGTAAATAGGTCTACCATATTTATACCTACAATATAAAAAGAAATCATTGCAACATCCCTCGCTAAATTTTTTGTATGCTGGCGGCCTTTCCTTATTCCATTTCTACAGGTATCGTCTGGCATTGTGAAAACTTTTCGTAATTGCGCGAGTGAGAGTGAAGAATGTTCGGTTTTGGTACATGCGGGTTTTTTTACTTTGGCAAAAGGAGAAAGAGGAATCCGAATTATGCCAGCTTCTTCGTCATTAAATTCATTTTTTGCAATGTTATGCAAAGTTTGAATCTTTGAATAATATAGTGAGGGAGTGCGTTTGCGTGGATTCGGGTTAGTCGGGGTTTTCTCATGTTGAAGAAAATCTACAAAGGATGCGACAAATTTTGTGTTGATTTCTGCAATGTCTAAACTTTCCCTTTTGGTAAATCTAATAACAGCGTTTAGTGCTGATTGGTAAATGTTCGCGTCACCAATGCGGCCAATGCTTTTTAGATGAGCGACGTAATTTCGACCATAGACGATAAAGTCTAATTTGAAATTATCGAGAGTATCTACATGACTATCCAGAAAGGCTACAAGTTCATGGACAGTCATCCGGCCAATTTTATCTGCGAACTGATTGCAAAGTTTCCGGTATTTCTCAATTTGAGGCTCTGTATCTCTTTCGTAGGAGGTACCACGCTTAAAGTCAAATTTAGGCGTAATTTCATTTTGACTTGCATAGTAATTAGTAGGAATGTACTTTTGTTGTTTGTTGTGTATAACGCGAATCCTAACGCGATATATTCCATCTGCCCGCTTGTAGTGAGGGTAAATGACTGTTTTAAAGGTTGGCATAATACGACGATTTTAGTTGCTATACACTTGAATTTATTTTCAAACTATTTTCAAACTATCTACATCAAAAGTACTTTTCAACTGCTGAATATGCAATAAAAAAACACCGCACAAGTATAACTTGTGCGGTGTTAATTATTTAATTTTCAGTCACATTGCGCGACTTATGCAGAATTGCTTGAAATTGTCGTATTTGTGCATGCCATGCAAGCGCTCTAGCCAACTGAGCTAATCCCCCGTTGTGGGTGCAAAGATAACGGAATTTTTTTTATTTCCAAATAGCGGACGCAAAAAATCAACTGTTGAATTGCCATTGCTACCGTTCGGATAAAGGGTAGGGCCGGAGGCGTCCGCTGCCGTTTTTTTCGCCTGCCACGCGGATTATGAGACTGTTGCCGCGTCTTTGCGGGTAGTACCTCCGTCCGTATGGGATGCTAATGCGCGGTGAGGTTTCTGCCGCAGCTGCCTTTGCAAGCCCGTGCGGCCTGTGCCGTCTCCCTGCATATTGCTCCGTGCGTATGGCCGAACCGTCTGCCGGGACGCTGATTTCCGGCTTCGAAAGATACCGAGCTCCGTGAAGGTTGCGCCGTCCTGTCTATGGGGTTACGTTGCTTCGTACCTGACGTTGCGCCGCTCCGTTTTTTTGCTTGCGCCGCTCCAGTTCTGATGTCGCGCGATTTCGTTTTTTGGGTTGCACCGCTCCATCCCTGACGTTGCGAGGTTCCGTTTTTGGGGTTGCGCCGCTCCATCCCTGATGTTGCGTTGTCCTGTCTTTGGGGCGAGCCGCCCCATCCTTGGTGTTGCGCCGTCCGGGGCTTTCGTGCCGGCAGGCGGGGGCTTGCGGCATACAGGAGGGTGCCGGGCGATCCTTCCTCCGGGTTGCCGTTTGTTTGTCCCGCCCCATGGAAAAAGCCGGCGCCTGAAGCGCCGGCTTTCCCATATGCCGGGATGGGCTCCCCGGTCAGTGTCGTGTCCGTTATTCGATCTCCCACGTGGCGCCCGAATGCAGCAACTCGTCTACCGAGCGGATCTTGCTCTGTGCCTTGACCTCCTCGACCTGCCGGGCCACCTCGCGGTCGTAAACCGTGGCGTCCTCGACAGCGCGGATCACGCCCAGGGCAACGGGGTATTCGGGATATTTCATCGCCGCCAGCATCGAGTGCAGCGTCGTGCGTCAGCACATCGTCCAGTGTGTAGCCGTCTTGGCCGACGGTCACGACCTTGAGCTTCATGTCCTCGAAGACGATTCCCTTCTCCATGTTGGCCCCGAACAGCATTTTCCCGCCGTGGCGCAGCGTGATCGTACGTTCGGCGCGCGTAGCCTTGTCGGCGGCGAATGCGGCGTGGGTCTTGTCGTTGAAAATCACGCAGTTTTGCAGTACTTCGATCACCGACATGCCTTTGTGCATCGCAGCGGCCACCATGCACTCCTTCGAAAGCTGCACCTCCATGTCGACCGAGCGGGCGAAGAACGTGCCTTTGGCGCCGATCACCAGTTCGCCGGGGTTGAACGGCTTTTCGACCGTGCCGTAGGGCGAGGTCTTGGTGATCTTGCCCAGCTTCGAGGTGGGGGAGTACTGCCCCTTGGTGAGGCCGTAGATCTCGTTGTTGAAGAGTATGACGTTCAGGTCGACATTGCGGCGGATGGCATGTATGAAGTGGTTGGG